CCGACTGGCGAGCCCGGCTGGGTCAGGAAGCGGTTCACGGCCGACTTTTTGACCGCATTTCACGAGCATTTCCGGTACGAAGGCAAGAAAGTCATCGCCAAAGTGGCTCGGCAGCAGCCCGCGGCGTATCTGCGGTGCTTAACGATGCTCGTTCCGAAGGAAATGAAGGTCGAGCACCAGGGCGGCATCAAGGCGATGACCGACGAGCAGCTCGACAACGCGCTTGCTGCGTTGCGGCAGCTGCTGGCGGATCGGGAGGCGGCGGCGCGCGCCGCGCTGGACGCTCCGACCGTCATCGATGGGTCGCTTGCTTCCCCGGGGCTTCCCGAGCCGGACGAGAACAGCGAGAAGTCCGCGTAGAATGCGGACAAGTCGTGCCTCCTGGTCCTAAAGGGTGTAAAGCATTGCAGTCGTTGCCGCGCAGTCGGCGGTCGGTTAGCAATTGCAGCATGAGGCGCGTGCGGTGCGGCAAACCCCGGCGCCAGGGCCCCACCCCCACCGGGGGGGGAGGACGCGAGTTTTTCGGTTTTTGGCCCAGCCCCCTTCCCCAAAATCCCTATTGCGGATTAGTCCTTGTTTTTGAGGCGTTGCCTACGTTTTCTTTCTGCGGGTGAGAGGGGGGTGGTGGCCTTTGGGCGGCCGCCTTTATTTTTTGTTACCTCCTTTGTCACGAAAACTGGTGTGGGGGTTTTTGTGACATCCTGGGTTTTCGTGACAGGGGGGGTTTTCGTGACAGGGGTTTTCGTGACATCTGGGGGTGGGGTTTTCGTGACAGGTTGTGATGGTTCTTCGGGTAGGAGGTTGAGTGGTGGGAGAGGGGAGCCGTCTGGGAGGATAGTTTGGCCTTTGGCGCGGAGGTTAGCGTAGGGGTCGAGGGCGCGGATGCGGTTATTTCCGGTGGCGATGAGTTCGTTAGTTTTCCAGTGCCAGTCGGCGGTGTGGTACCAGGCTCCGATGCCGTGTGGCCAGGGGGAGGAGTTGGTGCGGTATTTGGCGACGAGTTTTTCGCGTTCTTCGTGCAGGTTTGGGAAGTCTGGGACGTGGTCGAAGCGTGAGGGAGGTAGGTCGAAGATGCGTTGGCGTGGGACGAAGGGTGTGATGCGTGGTTCTGGGGTTGGGCGTTTGGTCATGGTTTGGGGCGTTTGGGTTTGGGTTTGCGTTTAGGTTTGAACTCGCCGCACCAGTTGGCGGCTCTGGTTTCGGGCCATGCGCAGGGTTGCAGTTCGCAGTCTTCCCAGGATTTGAAGTCTTCTTCTTTTTCTTTGGAGTTGGGTGTGTTCCAGGAGATGAGGGTGAGGTGTTGGAGGACTTCGTATTCCCAGCGGCCCATGGTGGGGTGGGGTGCGCGGCGGTGGCATGAGCCTGCGCGGTCGTCGGGGTCTTCGGTTTTATTGCGGCCGAATTGCTCGCCTTCGACCCAGAAGGTGCAGTTGCGGCATTTGGGTTTGGTCATGGGGCACGCAGGGTGTCCAGGCGCATGTCGGCGACGATGCGGGACAGGCGTTCGAGTTCGTCGGCGGCGTCGAGCATGACGCCTCGGTAGTGTGCGGCGTCGAGCCATATGGAGTTGTCGGCGAGCATGGTGATGTGTGGGAAGCGCAGGCGGTTGATGAGGTCGGCGCGGTCGTGGTTGGTCATGGTTTGCGGCGGGTGAGTAGCTTGCCATTGGCGCTCACTGATACGCAGCTGCTCGATCTCGGCGGCGGCCTCGCGCATGAGGTCGCCGCTTGCGAGGCCATGATCTGCGGGAGCGTTGTCGCGCAGGCGCTCAACGATGTCGGTCATTTCCCCTCCACGGCGGCACGAATATTCGCCGCGATGTTCTTCTTGGTGGCGCGGATGGCCGCGCGGATGATATCCTCGATTGGATAATTGAGAAGTTCTTGCGGGAGTCCTCCCGGCGCTTCCGGCTCGGTCTCCGCAATATTCGCACAATGCTCCAAAACGGCGCGCAGCTGTTTGACGTTGTTCCACCGCAGCCGCTTGATCTCGGCGACGGCTTCGTTGTTGGCACGCAATCGCTCGATGAGGCTGGTCATTCCCCCTCCCATTCTTCGATCAACACTAATATCTTGGACGCGATCTCGCGAGCGTGGTTGAGGCCGTTGGCGTGTTCATCGTCTTTGATGGCGGCGATTTTCTCAAGCGCGGCGCGGAGCCAAAAAATGTCGGCGGACAGGCGAGCGTGCTCGTCGTTATCCATTCGTTCCGTACGCAGGCGCTCGATCTCGTCGGCGGCCTCATGGCGTTCTACATCGCAAAGCCAGCATGTTGCTGGATCTGGATCATGCCCTTTGCGCAACCGTTCAACGATATTGGTCATTTGTCCTCCAGGGCGCGGCGGGCATCCTCCAGCATCTTGCCAATGGGAACATGGCCACCCCCGACGCTGAAATGCTCCACCATCGGCCGCAGCACCGCACGCAGCCGCTCGATCTCGGCTTTTAGCTTGCTGACTTGTCCGGCATTGAAGATCATGGCGGCGAGTTGCTCGGCGGCCTCGGTTTCGAGAAAGGCAGCGTAGGCTGTATCGTTGTGGAATTGATTAGCCGCCCAGGCGGCGGCGCGCAGTTTATCGCGGAAGGGCTGGCTTGGGTCGAAGATCATTTGTCCTCCAGGGCGCGGCAGGCAATGTCATCACAGGGACAAGGACACTCTGGCGGACCCGACATTTCTATAATTTCGAACAACGCCGCCCGCAGCCGCTTGTTTTCTTCCCAATTCTTTTCTGCCGTGATTTTCCAGTTATTCCGTTCTCGATGCAGCTGTTCGATCTCGTCGGCGGCCTCCAGGCAGAGCGGGTTGCCGACCCAGGTGCGCAGCCTATCGATGAGGGGCTTGTCGGTGACGAGCGGCTCGTCGTCGGCAGGTTGGCTCATTGGTCTCCTTCGGCGGCGGTTTGCACCGACACTGGCGCGTTCTCGCGCTTCAAGCCGTCGAGCTTGTTCTCCAGCCGGATGATGGCCGTGTGGATGTTGCCGAGAACCTTGGCGACGACGCTCGTCTCGATGCGGCGAACCTTCTTATGCTTCTTGACGGCTTTGATCTTGGCGGATTTCTTCTTAACGGCCACGATGCTCCTCCATTAGTTTGCGTACACTGATGTCGAACTGGTCCTTGGCCTCGATCAGGTCGAGCGGCAGGCGCTCCTCGGCATGCTTGTGCAAATGCAGAATCTCCGACAGCATGCGGTCCTGCAACGACAGCGCATGCGTGAGCGTGTCGGTCAGCCGCTCGATGCCGACGCGAGCACGGGTGAGGAGATCCTCCAGCGTGCCAATCTTGGTTTCGAGCTTCTCGTTCTCGACGGTCAAGTCGGCGACCTGGTCTTCGAGCGCATAGATCATCACGAATCTCCTGTGGGCTTATAGCATACTTGTGCCACTTGTGTATTGCATTCTGGCGGCGAATCGAGGATCGTTGTGGACGGTGCGGCTAGGGTGGTGGCGAACCACATCACCCGAAAAGCCGTTTTGCTGCAAGCTAGCCGCTTCTGGCCGAGTAGCGGCCTGCCGCATCAACGGAGGCTCGTCATGGCAAGGCCCAAAAAACCCGGCTTGCGCCGCAGGGATGCCTTCCTCAACGTGCGTGTCACGATCCGCGAACGGGTGAGCTTCGACCGCGCGGCGGCAAAGATGCAAATGCCGACCTCGGCCTGGGCCCGACAATGGATGCGCCACGGCGCGCATCTCGTATCGTTGATCCCGAATCTGAAATGAACATGAACGAATACCCCATCGAAAACGTCGAAGCGCAAAAGCTCATCGATGACATCGAGGCGGAAAAACTCCTGCGCGGCGCGCGCGGCACCCAGGCCCGCCCCGGCGGCCTGATGCAGTTCATCAGATATTTCTGGTCGGTGATCGAGCCGGAAACCAGGCTGGTGGAAGGCTGGCTGCTCGAAGCCATCTGCGAACACCTGGAGGCGGTCACCTTCGGCAAGCTGACGCGGCTGCTCATCAACGTGCCCCCCGGCTCGATGAAGTCGCTCTGCGTCTCGGTGTTCTGGCCCGCCTGGGAATGGGGGCCGATGGGCCTCGCCCACCACCGCTTCATCAGCTTCTCGTATTCGAGCGGCCTGACCGAGCGCGACAATCTCAAGTTCAAGAACCTGATTACCTCCGCACGCTACCGCGCCCTCTACGGCGACAACTTCATGCTGGAGAAGGAAGGCGAAATCAAAATCACCAACAATCGCACCGGCTCCAAGTTCGCCTCCTCGGTCGGCGGCATCGGTACCGGCGAGCGCGGTGACGTCGTGGTGATCGATGACCCGCACGACGTGCATAAATCGGAATCCGACGTCGTGCGCGCCAATACCGTGCGCTGGTTCCGCGAGTCGATCACCGACCGCCTCAACGACCTCGACAAGTCCGCCATCGTCATCATCATGCAACGCGTGCATCAAGGCGATATCTCCGGGTTCATCCTGGAGGCGGGCTGGCCCTATAGCCACCTGATGGTGCCCATGGAGTTCGAGCCGGGCAGGGAACCGTACAATCAACTCGGCTGGGTCGACCCGCGCACCGAGGAAGGAGACCTGGCATGGCCGGAGCGTTTTTCGCCCGAGGCGGTGGCGGCAATCGAAAGAGAAAAAGGAAGCTTTGCCTACGCGGGCCAGTACCAACAGCGACCAGCACCGCGTGGTGGCGGCATTATAAAGCGCGCCCATTGGCGACCATATACGGCCGAAGACTGTGGTCGTTTCGGCGTGAGTTGGCCAAAGTTTCCGGTCATGTCATATACTGTATTGTCTATCGACACAGCGCAGACCGAGAAAAAACAAAACGACCCGTCCGCAGGCGTCGTCCTCGGCGTGTGCTCCGATATCTACAACAATAGACGAGTGATGCTCATGTTCGCCTGGGCGGCACGGCTCGAACTCTACGAACTGGTCAAGGAAATCGAGAAAACCTGCAAGACCTTCCGCGTCGACCGCGTCCTGCTCGAAGGCACCGCATCCGGCCACCCCGTCGCCCAGGAACTGCGCCGCCGTGGACGAACGATCTCCGACGTCATGTACTACAATCCGAAAACGCAGGACCGCGCCGATTTCGGCGTCACCATCATCAAGCCCGAAGGCGATAAGGTCGCGCGCATGATCGCATGCCAGAACCTGTTCGAGGCAGGCGTCATCTGGGCCCCCGCCGAAATCAGCAACAACAACGAGTTCCTGTTCAAGGACTTTGTCGAGAAGGTCATGGCCGAGTGCGAGGTCATGCCCAAGGGCGAACACGACGACCTCGCCGACGCCATGTCGCAAGGCCTGCTGCATCTGCGCCTGCTCGGCCTCGCCAAGCTGCCGGACGAATGGGAGATCGATGAGCGCGACCCGGTCTACGAGCGCGGCCCGGTGCCGCTCTACCCCGCATTCGCATAAGGAAAACCTCGATGCCGAGAAGCGCCAAGGACCTGCGCGCCGAGTTCCTGCGCCACCAGGCCGAGAAGGCCTGGGACACCATCGAACTTGCCCGCATCAGGGCACTGGAGGAACAACTCGTCGACTACGCCGCCAACGCCTGGCGCGACATCGACGCCGTGCCGCCGCCACTCGATACCCCCATCCTCTGCGTCGGCTCCCCCGCCGAGGGCGTCATCGTCATGATCCTTCACCCCAACGGCGATTGGCGCTGCGCTGGCCAGCCCCACAAGCCGCCAACGCTGTGGATGCCGTGTCCACAGCCGCCGGAAAACGCGGCGGCCAAACTCACGGTGGCAAAATGAGGGCAAAGCTCAAAATAAGCCGGATTGACCGCGAGCGGTCTTATGGCTCCGAGATGGAGTAATGGTTATGCCGTTTCCAATCATGACGAGGGAAGAGTTGAAGGCCGCCGATGAAGATAGTTTGCGTCAGCGCGTGCCACCCCCCAGATTGCGAGTTGTGCTCGCGTCCATGAGCACCGCGATCTCCGCGCTACGGGAAATAAGAGATGCACAGTTGAAGGTTGCGAACTCGATGCTCACGGTCGTGGAGCTATTGCGGCAGATCGAGCAAAACCAGCGAAGACAGTGGGAGGTCGAGAAACGTCCCCAGGTCGCCAACAGAGCGCTCGCGCTCGCGCACCGTCGGCGCAAACGCGCGAAAAGGAGGCGGTAGCAAAATAAAAGGAAAGGAAATGACATGACCTACGGCGAACAAGCAGTCGGCTTGAGTTTTAATCCAAGCGGTGACGAAGATGTCAAGATGATCAAGAAACTATACGCGACGATCATCGATTTTTGTCATTCGGCGCGGCGTGGCGAAGGAAGCTGTGATGAAGTGTCGCCTGAAAAGGCACGCCTGTTCTCCATCGCCATCACCGAAGCACAGGGGGCACAAATGTGGGCGGTCAAAGCCATCACCTGGCGACTGGAAGATGATTGAAACGCCACTGTTCCATATCTCGCTGCTGTCCGAGGAGGAGGCAGACCACACCACGCTCAATCCCAAGGTCGCCGAGGAAGTCCTTCGCCGTCACAACAACGAACCATCGTCGGCCCCCTCCCTCAGCGGCGAATGGCGCTCGCAGAAAGATTTCTTCCAATCGCAAACACCAGCATGCATGCTGCTGCGCGATAAAATCGTCGAAACCTCCACCGCCGCCATCAGGGAACTGGCGCCGCCAGGCGAGACCCGCGGTCAGCGCGTCAACTTCGAGGGCTGGATCAACGTCAATCCACCCGGCAGCTTCAACGCCCCACACAATCACTATTCCGACAGCATCTCCAAGCTCAGCGGCATCTACTACGTCGCCGCACCGGAAAACTGCGGCGCGCTGGAGCTTCTCGCCCCGCAATCCTATTGGCCGCGCAACCCCGGCGGACGCTATACGCTGGAGCCGAAGGCAGGCAAATACATCATCTTCCCCAGCTACATCTACCACTGGGTGCAGCCCAACGCCTCGGCCGAAATGCGCATCTCGGTCGCCTGGAACATGCGCTTTTAAAGAAAGCGAGGTGAGGCCCATTCAAACGGAGGACGTCAATACGACCGTTCTCGGAAGCGACATAGAACGCCGCTGACGAAAGGAGGTGGTGCCAGCTGCCCACGCCAACCTACCTACCATTGAGTAGCGGGGCGCACCTGTGGCCGGGTGCGCCCCCATATGTATAATGAACGGAAGAATCAGGGGGCTCCCCCATGGCGGTGACCGGCGTCAAAATCTCAAGCCTCCCCAGCGCCGCCGTCCCGCTGACCGGCGCGGAACTCGTCCCCCTGGTGCAAGGCGGCGTCACCTCGCACGCCCCCGCCAGCGCACTCAATATCCCCGTCCCCCCTCCCGCCCCCGGCCCGACGTCGGCAACCGCCTTCATCCTGCTGCCCTCGGGCATCAATAATCAAAGCGGCGCAACCTATACCCTGCAGGCGAGCGACAACGGCCGCTTCATCACCCTCAACAACGCCGCCCCCATCACGCTCACCTGCCCCACCGGCCTGGGTGCGGCCTTCGGCTGCACCATCATGCAAATCGGCCTCGGTCAGGTCGCCGTCGTCGCCGGAACCGGCGCGAGCGTCCACGGCTACAACAACCTCATCCATCTCGCTGGCCCGTTCGCCGCCGCGCTGGTCTTCGCCTACGCGCCCGATACCTTCGCGCTGACCGGGCAGACAGCATGATGCCCATATGATTTTCTGACCCTCATATGATCCCCGCGCTGACGCCGCTCGCCAATCCAAGCCTGCCGCCACCACTGCCCGTGTTCTCCTCCGCAGGCGTGTTCAACGCCAGCCACCAATTGGTGCGAACCCTGTGGAGCGCATCGCCCAACGATCCGCGTAACCCCGCCACCGCCTGGGACGGCACGCTGGACGACGGCACCGTCGCCTCGACCGGAACCTACACCATCAACCTGCTCACCAGCCAAACCACCTACCAATGGGACGGCGTCGTCGGCAATTCCGCCGTCAATCACCCCGCCACACCGCTCACCTATATCGGCGGCTCGGTCGTCATGTGGCAGATGGCCATCGCCGACTCGCTCGACGTGTTCTGGACCAATACCTACCACGAGAAAAACAGCACGGTTTATTTCACGACCACCAGCGACATGAACCATGCCTACGACCCGTACAAGTGGCCCCACTACGGAGAGTTCGGCGCCCAGTACGGTCATCCCGACGGCTGGGGCACCTTGACCTGGGGCTTCGTCAACGCGCCGTTCTACAACTTCGTCGTCACCGACGGCATCGTGATGTACATCGCCAACAGCACCGGCCACGGCTACAGCAGTCTCAGCTACGTCGTCGGTGTCACCGCATCAACCAAGCAGCAGATCATGTATTCGTCCGGCGACGCCAACGGCCATATCGGCGTCTATGTCGCCAGCGACGGCAACGGCTACATCAATTCGATTGCCGCCCAGCGCGCGCCCGGCAACTTCATGTTCATCGCGCGCTCGGCGGCCAACCAGATCTGGGTCGTCAATAAAACCACCGGCGCAACCGTCGGTACCCCAACCTGGACAAGCCCGCTCGTGCTCTGCGCCAATCCGGTCGCGGGCGATCTATGGTATGCCGACGCAACCGCCGTGCGCAGACTCATCGTCAGCCCGACCGGCGTTCTCACCGCAGACGGCATCACCATTACCGGCGTGGCCGCAACCGCGATGGCGATCTCGCCCGATGGCGCGACCCTGCTCATCGCCGACAATAACACCCAGCAGATCAAGGCGTTCAATACCATCGACGGCAGCATCAAGACCGCCTGGGGCAATATGGGCACGCTCGGCCTCGCTGGCGGCTACGCCACCAACCCCGCCGTCACCGACAACAAGTTCATGCTGTTCACGCCCGCCACCGGGCAATCGAGCGGCCCCGGCGGCTTTATCTGCTACGCCCCAGACGGCTCGTTCTGGTTCGGCGACAACGGCAACTACCGGCATTTGCACTTCTCGGCCGGGAACAATCCCACCGTCATCGAGCGCACCGCCTACGTCCCCACCGTCTATTCCTGCGCCGTCTGCCGGGGCGACGATACCCGCATGTTCGGCAACTTCCTGGAATGGAAGATCGACTACACGCAGCCGTTCGACAGCTCCTGGACGTTGGTCAACAATTGGGCCTACGGGCTCACCTCCAACAACTTCGATAACTTCTGGGCGCTGCGCTACGTCGGCATCTACCAGAACGGCCGCACCTATGCGGGCATCTACAACGTCAGCACGACGCTGCGCGAGATCTGGGAGCTAACCGCAAATGGCCCGCGCAATACCGGAACCGCCATCAGCAACCACAGCTATCTCGGCTACAATCTGGATGTTTACTCCAACGACAACATCAGCCAGATCTTCCGGCTTCCTTTCACCGGCTTCGACGGCAGCGGCAATCCGACCTGGGCGGGCGACCCGACGCAGGATGCTTTCAGCACACTCGGTCCCGGCTGGGTGCCGTATATCAGCGCCGCCCTCCCCGTGCCCGCGAAGTTCCCCGACTGGGGCTGGAGCAACGTCTATCCCGCCGCCGAGCCGCTCGCCAACAATACGCTGCCAATGTTCAAGTACCGCAACATCTCTTCGGGCCTCAACCACTACGGCGGCGTCGATACCGGCAGCGGCGCTTGGCGCTTCAACACCCATCCCGAAACCAATATCTGGGGCGGCGGCATCGGCCTCAATCTGATGTACTACCCGGAGGCCCCGTTCTTCCCCTGCAGCGGCAGCGGCTCGCCCTCGAACTACGGCGGCTCCTTCCTCTATCGCCCCGGCGCAAACGACGTGTTCACGTCATGCCGCTGCGAGCTTTGGGGCGGCGGCCAAACCAACATGTGGTCGCATTGGCACCAGAGCGGCCTGCTGATCAACCGCTTCGGCCAGGTCTCTCCCGCCTTCGCCGCGATCCCGCTGATCTACCCGAATTACTTCAACGGTGGACATCAGCAGCTGCCGGAATCCGGCTCAAACTTCTGGGGCATGCCGGGACGCGCTGGCAACGTCACAACCGGCGGTATCGCCCAGCAGGGCAACAACTACTACATCTTCCACGGCGAGGAATGGGTGCATAGCGGTCTGCATCGCTGGACCGTGCAGGGTCTCAACAGCATCAACTACGGTTCCGTCGCCACCATCAACTGGAACTCGGCGAGCTTCGTGCCGCCGACACCTACACCTGGCGACATGCTCGCCGGGCTGCCGCTCAACGTGCAGAACGTGCCGGATAACTCCGCCGGTTGGCGGCGCACGCCGACCGCCGATATCGGTACAGAGCCCCCGGCAGGCTCGCCCAACCTCGCCATCATGACCAACTCCATCAGGTCCGATCCGCGCGCATCGCCGGACCTCTACTTCGGTCTCAGCGGCTTCACCTCGGTGATGAGCCCGACCGCGCAGTTGAAAAAAATCGTGCCGCGCACCGGCACCGGCAACTGGACCTTGACGCTGACGGCAAGCATCGTCGGGGGGCAGACCGAATGGTACAAAGACACGATCCCCGCCAACGAGAACTACAAGGGTATGTGGATCGAGGTCGTGGATAATGCAGCCTTGCGCATCGTGTCGTTGTGGCCATTCCTGATGGCGCACACCGTCGCCGGTCAATCCGGCTATTCGCTGTGGGTCAACGAGCAGCCGATCGACGATCCGACACACTGGTCCGATGGCTACAGCTGGCGGCTCTACATCAGCGGCGGCTATCACTCCTACCCGGTCTACGACGGCTCGCAGTGGAAACTACTGCGGCCCATCATCATCACCGGCAACGTCGCCAGCAACAACGTGCAAGTCCAGATCGGACCATATTCCATCACCACCAGCGTCTACGATACCGGGGCCAGCATCGCCAACCCGCACGAGTTGCAGTTCAATGTCCGCTTCAGGGGGGCCGATGTCGGAACGCCGACCGGATGCGCCATCGACCTCGTCGGGGTGCAGTTTACCGGCTAAGATGCCGACTCATCAGGCTCAGGTATAGCTATGGCCGCAGATGATGTTCCCATCCAGTCCTTCGACCCCTGGCTCAACCTCGGCCCAGGCGATATCGCCATTACAACGGATGATTCCGGCGGCGATGACGTCACAATCAATATGCGTCCCGATGGCGCTATCCACATCGACGTGGGTGACGCTGTCTCCAACTCGATTGCCGCCTCCAAGCGCCACGACGCTAACCTCGCCGAGTACATCGACCGCGCCGAGCTTGCGCTGATCTGCGACGACCTGCTCAACGGCATCGACGCCGACCTGCAATCGCGGCAGGAATGGATCGACCGCCGCGCCCAGGGCATCAAGCACCTCGCGCTCAAGATCGAGAACCCGCGCTCGCCCTCGGCCGACGCCGATACCGCCGTCGAGGGCCAGGCCACCGTGCGCTCCCCGGTCATGCTCGACGCCGTGCTGCGCTTCCAGGCCAATGCCAGGGGAGAATTGTTGCCTGCGGGCGGTCCTGCCAAGATCCGCAATTTCAGAACACCGCGCACCATCGAGCGTCGGCTCGGGGAGCAGATGTCGGGCGCGCCCTACACCGATCAAAGCGACATCCTGGCCGACGACCTCGAACTCAAGTTCAATTTCTATCTCACCGTCACCGACAAGGTTTATTATCCTGATACGAATCGAATGTTTTTCATGCAGGGCTTTGGCGGCAGCGCTTTCAAGAAAATCTATCAGTGCCCGATCCGCCGCCGCCCGGTGTCGCGCGCCGTCGATGCCGATGACATCATCGTCAGCGACAACGAGATCTGTCTCGAAGACTGCGGGCGCGTCACCCACCGCATCAAGATGCGGCCCTCGGTGCTCAAACGCATGCAACTGGCGGAGCAATACCGTGACATCGACCTGCAGACCCCGCATGCTCCCGACCCCGACGCTGTCGAGCGCGCAGAACGCGATGTCGCGGGCTTATCCATCGGTTACGGTCAACGTCCTGCCGATTACGAGCACACCATCTACGAATGCTACTGTGAGCTTGACATCCGAGGCTTCGAGCATCGAGAGGGCGGTGACATTACCGGCCTTCCGCTGCCCTATCGCGTGACCATCGACAAAGATAGCCAGGAGATCCTGGAGATTCGCCGCAACTGGAAGGAAGACGATGACCGCTATCTCGCGCGCATGCCGCTGGTCAAATACCCCTTCGTCGAAGGCATCGGTTTCTACGGCATCGGGCTCCTGCATCTCATGGGCAACGCCACCGCAGCCATCACCACGGCGTGGCGGCTTGCGCTTGATTCGGGAGCATTCTCCTCCTGGCCCGGTTTCCTTTACTCCGAGCAGGTCGGACGCCAGGACACGATGACATTCCGCGTCGGGCTGGGTGCCGGGGTCAAGATCAATACCGGCGGCCAGCCCATCGGCCAGAACGTGATGGCGTTACCGTATAAGGATGTGACGGCAGGCCTGGTGCAGGTCACCCAGCACATCGAGGACGAGGCGCGGCGCGTCGGCGGCACCCCCGAGCTAATGACCGGCGAGGGACGGCAGGACGTCCCCGTCGGCACCACGCTAGCCATGCTAGATCAAGCGGTGAAAGTGATCGATTCCGTCCACAAAGGTATGCATATCGCCCAAGCCGAAGAGCTTTCATTGCTGCGTGACCTGTTCATCGAAGACCCCGATTCGCTCATGTGCAACAATGCACCCGGCTATCAATGGGAGAAACAGGATATCGTCGCGGCGCTGCGCAACTGCGATCTCACGCCGCAAAGCGATCCAAATACGCCATCTCATACTATAAGAGTGATGAAGGCAGTCGGCCTGGTGCAACTCGTACAGATGGCCCCGCAGATCTGGGACCTGGCCAAGGTCGCGCAACGCGTCACCCAGATGGTCGGTATGGGCGACATCGACGACCTGCTCGCGCCCCCCGGCTCCAACCAGCCGCCGGTCGACACCAAGCACATCGAGGCCATGGCCAAGCTGCAGATGCAGATGGCGGGCCTGCAGCAGAAGGAACAGGACAGCCGCCGCAAGGCCGATATGGCGCAATTGGCCGAAAGCCTCGGGCTGATCAAGGACCGCATGTCGAACGCTAACTCCGCTGCCGAGCGCATGAGCCGCGAGCGGGTCGAGCAGATGAAGCAGCAGGCGGCATTGATGAGTGCGCATTCCGATAGCCAGCACGCCCACCTCGACCGGCAGGCCGACATGATCAATGCCCACCTCGACCGGCAGGCCGATATGGCGGGCAGGCAGATGGACAACGAGGCCGCACTGGAACAGGCTCGGGCCAAAGCCGCCTCGGCCTCGCAAGCAGCCAAGAACGGCGGGCGCATCTGGTGAGCGAATCAGTTAGCATCGCGAGGCTTGCGCGGTGCCGTCATTGCCCCGCTTTCCGGCCGCGTTGCCACGCGCGAGAGCCGTGAAGGCGTCACAAATGCCCACGCGGCACCGCGCAAGTCCTGATGGAGTTTGTGATGACCATTCATGGGGAATGTAAGGGAGGCCAGATTTCAGCCGAATATGTGGTCTGGGCAGCTATGATGCGGCGTTGCTACAATCCAAACTGCAAGGATTACCCGACTTACGGTGGCCGTGGTGTATCTGTTTGTGATCGCTGGCGGTTTGGGGAGAACGGGAAGGTAGCAGCGGCTTGCTTTATCGAAGACATGGGACGGCGGCCGTCTCCAAGGCATTCGCTGGACCGCACTGATAATGACGGCATCTACGAGCCGTCCAATTGTCGATGGGCTACCGCCAGCCAGCAGGCTTACAACAGGCGGTCAGCGGAAAATAAAAGCGGCGTTCGTGGTGCGTATCCAAGCTCGTACCGAAACAAACTCTATGGCTACATGTCGAAGATCGGAGGCGGAAAGCGCCGGTCAATCTATTTTGGCACGTTCGATACCGCAGAGCAGGCTGCAGTGATGAGTGCCTGCATGAGAGAGGTGTATCGGGCACTTGATGGAGAACGATAATGGCCTTCCTCCGCCACCCCTTTGAAAAACAAATCGATGCTTCGGTGAAGCGCCGCCTGAAAGACCTCGGCGGCCATGCCGGCAAGGCCTGGGGCCACTCCGACATGAACGTGAAGACCAAGCTACCCAAGACGCATGCCGGGACCGAGCGGCCGAAAACCATTAGAGGCGGCACCGCACCAATCGCTGCCGGGGGCGTCACCAAGCATCGTCCCGACCGGCCGTCACTCAAGCGCTACGCCAAGGGTGGCAAAGTGAGAAAAGGGCATCACACCACCAACAATATCGTGATTGCCCAGCATCCGGGTGGCTCTCCAACACCCGGTGGCCCGACACCCGTCCCGGTGCCGGTCCCTATGGGCGGGGGTGCTCCGCCGCTCCCAGCGGCTCGCCCTCCCATGCCCGCTCCCCCGCCCACTCTTCCCGCTGGCGGGCCCCCTGTCGGCCCGGCCGGTGGCGGGCTCCCCCTCATGCGACCGCCCGGCATGGCGCACGGCGGCTACGTGCTATCCCCCGAGGAGCACTACTACTACAACTGGGGTGAAGGCTATAAACGTGGCGGACATGTGAAGAAGCGCAAGGAAGGCGGCTTCCTCGGCCATGAGCCGCCGCCCGGCCATACCTACAAGGGCTATCCGCACTCACCGACGACCGAGGAGGATGATGCGGTATCGCCGACCAAACGCGGCGGTAAGGTTCCGAAAGGTTTCTTGAAGCACATCAAGAAGCACGCGAAAGGCGGTAAGGTCCACTCCGACGAGGCCGAGGACCGCCAGCTTTTCCATCGCATGATGAAAGAAGGAAAGACCCACGAGAAAGGCGGCGAGAAGCGCGGCGGCCACGTCAAGCGCGCGCGCGGCGGCGTCGTCGGCGGCGGCAAGTTCCACAGCAAGGGCATGGCTCCGCATCACTGGGGCACCGGCATGACCGCACCCGGCGAGCGCCTCGACAGTGACGGCGAGGGCGGCAAGGTCGAGCGCGCCACCATCGAAACGCCGAAGGTTTCTGCTCCCGGCGCGCTCGTGCATATGACGGCGGGCTCGTTCTCCGGCCTCGGCCGCTTGCAAAAGAGCAAGCTGCCGCAGACCGGCCGCACCTCGAAAGCGGAGATGTAATGCCGTTGCTCTCGCACGAGGACTTTGCCTTTGCCCAGCGGCTGGAGCAGGCCATCAACCGCGCGCTCTACGGCGATGACCAGATCTCCGGGTTGTTCCGGCAGATGCTGGGCTCGGGCGGCGGCGACAATTTTCACTATATCCGTGGTATGATCACCGCATATGAAGCGGTGCTTGGCGACATGCGTACCATCACCCAGGCGATGAACAACGAGGAGGCCGGGCGCTTCGAGCGACCCCTGGCGATGAACTGATGGCATCAGAACTGTTTGCATCCGGGGTCCCCCGGATCGGCAATCTTCCGCACGTTTTCCGCGAGTATCCTTCCACCAGTGCCGCATCTGGTACCGGGCCGCGCACCACCATCACCATGGCGCAAGGTCCGGTGCAGCCGTGGGCGAACGATGAGGAAGGCGAGGAGTACACCGCCGACCCGAAGGCGTTCCTGCTCAAGAGGTGTGCCGACTTCATGAACAATATCAAGCTCATGCACAACTGGCTGACGCTCGCGACCTATTGGCTACCGCCGTTCGTCACGCTGCCCAACGGTACGCGGTTTTATCGCACTGACAAGTCGATGGACGAGGCCATGTACCAGGGTAAATGCGGCCTGGTCATCGCCAAGGGCAAGCTGGCGTTCGTCGACGATCCTGCGGCAGGCGTGGAGTTCAAAGGCCAGAACGTCGAGATCGGCGACTGGGTCTATTTCGACTTCCACGATGGCCGCCAATGCACCATCAACCGGGTCCACTGTCGGCACCTGAAGGATGTCAGTGTCTTAGGAACCACCGACAATCCTGAACTGGTCTACTGAGGAGGCGGACTTGGGCACAGTCACGATTACGAGCGCGGGATTTGCGGCCTTGCCCGCGACGGCTCCATCCCCCTGGCCCACCAATCTGGTCTGGCCCGCGAGCGGCAGCGTGAATGGCAGCAAGGCTTACACAATTTCCGATGCCGACATCCAGCAGATGCTGTCGTGGATCGCCAAGGAATACAACGCTAGCCTGGTCGGCACCAGCCCGCCGCCGGTGACGGTCGCGGCGGTGGGGTATTTTCTGGCCTGGCTGCAGGGGTTCATGCAGAACACGACACATTTGGTCCAGACCCACATGACGCCGGGGCCAGCGCCGCCGCCGCCGATCAGCATCTCCTGACACTCTATATATTAATGTGTGGCCGACATGGCTGACGAACCCGAGGAAGAGGACATCCCGCCGGAAGAGCCGGTCGAGCCGGTCGAGCCGGTCGAGCCGCCGCCGGAATTGCCTAAGCCGCCGCCACGACAGCAGGAAAACGAGGCCGACCAGCAGCGTGGCGGCAAGAAGGCCACCGCGCCAGTCCCGCCGCGCCAGCCGCTTCCACCTTCGGAGGGCCTGGAAGACCTCCAGCGGCAACTCAGCGAGGAGCGGGATCGCAGCGCGCGGGCCGAAGCCGAGACCCGCCGTCTCGCTACCGAGCGCAACCAAGCCATTGCTTATGCACAGGAAGCTGAGCGGCGCGGCATAAGCACCCAGGAACTGATGATCGAGGACCAGCTTAAGGGCATGTCCTCGCAGCTGGATACTCTGGTCGAGCAGCAGACGGCGGCCTGGAACGAGGGCGACTTCGCCAAGGCTTCGCAGATCAATCGCAAGCTGCAGGAGCTTACGGTCGCGCATGGGTTTGCGTCCGAGAAGAAGCTCTGGCTGACACAGCAGCGCGAGCGCGCCGCGCAGCAGCAGCAACCGCGTGCGGCGCAACCGGCGGAGGGAGAGCCACCTGCCGATCCGTGGGAGGCCAAGATTGTCGGCAAATACACGCCGCAGACCGTGGCTTTCCTGCGCAAGCACAAAGACTTGGTGCGCCACGACGGCACTGTCAAACGTATCGCCGTACAGGCACACGAGGCGGCACTCGACGAAGGCTTGGTGCCCGACAGTCAGAGCTATTTCGATTATGTCGAGAAGGTTTTGGCTGGCGATAATGGGGCCATGTCAGCGGCCGAGCCTCCTCCTGCTCCCGCGCCCCGTGCGGGCGCACCCAGCATCGCTGCGCCGGTATCGCGCGGCAATGTGCGTGTGCCTGGAGGGGGCGGCAAGCCGACACCGACGCCGACCATGCGCCGTCTGGCAGCAGAACAAGGCGTGTCCGTCGATGACTGGATGGCGCACTACCAACGGCTGCTGGCGTTGGGGAAGATATCTCCGGTGCAGTGAACGAAATGAGAACACGGCCGTGGACTAATAACTCCTTTTGTTCCAGGCAGAATTAGTCCACAGAAGGATCAAGCCATGAACCGCATTCCTTCCCCCATCCGCGAGAACCCGCGTACCGAAATGCCGGGCGAGTTCGAGCCGCCGGTACGCATCCCGGTGCGGGATGCCATCCGCCCCATCGATGACGGCCGTGAGCGGTTGCGTTCGGGGGCCTCCAACGTCAATCCATTCGAGATCGGCGATATCGTTCGGGCCTATGCGCCAACCGGCGGCAGGCGGCCAGAGGGCGAGATCGACCTCAACTGGAAGCGTTACGAGGTCTATGGCAAGCGCGACTATGCCGAGATGCGGGTCTACGAGGAGCAGGGCTGGCGCGCGGTCCAGCACGAGATGTTTCCCGGCCGGTTCGCGCCCGAAGGAACGACCGGCCCAATCATCGTCAAGGACATGATCCTCATGGAAAGACCGATGCGCTTGACAATCCAGGCGCGACAGGAAGAATTGGACGCGGCGAATCGCGCCATGCAGGTTCACCAGAAAGCCATGGCCGAGACGCCGGAAGGACAAGCCCCGCGTATGCGACCTGTGTTGAGGTCTACGCGGGAAGCCATCGAAATCCCGGAGTGACCTTAAGGTTGCTCTTGGTGCGGCCCAGAGCTTGAGCCGCCCGCGATAAGCGACTTTCCCGGACAGCGGCAGAGCTTGCCAAAGCCGGTCAACCCTCAACAGGGGAGGCCAGCTTATGGCGAATCCCAATGCGCCCTTCGGCTTCAAGCCGGTTCGCCGCCTCGATGGTGCGGCCTGGTCAGGCAACCTGACCACGCGCAAGGTGGCAGCTGCCAACACCAACGTGATGTGCAAGGGCGATATCGTCAAACAACTAAGCACCGGCTACATCGACATTGCGACGGCAACCCCCTCCGACCACAGCACGCTCGGTATCTTCTACGGTTGCCACTTCTACAACAGCAGCGTCGGCTACAACGTCTGGAGCAATCGCTTCCCGGCAGGGGCGATCTCGGCGGGCGTCGATGTCGACGCCTTCATCATCGACGATCCTAGCGTCGTGTTCGAGGTCATGGGGAGCGCGGCGGCGATCACGCTGGCATCGATTGGCCTCAACGCCGACTTTGTGGTGGCGACCGGCAATGCCCTCAACGGCATCAGCGCCTGGACGCTCAACTCGGGCACGCTCGCCACCACGCCGACCTTCCCGTTCCGCGTCATCGGCCTGGGCAACTTCGGGGTGAACACCTCGCCCGGCTACGACGCAACAAGCGCAAACAACGTCGTCGAGGTCTGCTGGAACGACCAGTTCCTGCGGCAGATGACTGGCATCTGATGGAGGCTGACAATGGCTATTGATCTCGCTTCCATCAAGAACGAGCTTTTTCCCGGGCTTGCCGCAGTTGAGGGAAGATATAAAAAGATCGAGACCAAGTGGTCGCGATTGTTCGAGAAGCGCAACTCGAAGATGGCGCTCGAACGCCGCACGCAGATGGCTTACTTGCCGCTCGCGCGCGAGAAGGCGGAAGGACAAAGCACTTACTTCGACGACCGCGCTGGTGAACGCTGGCTCTATTCTGCCGAGATGCGAGAATTATCGTTGGGTTACCTCATCACCAGGAAGGCCGTGGAAGATAACCAATATAAAGCCGAGTTTAATCCTTCAAACTTAGGTTTGCAGGATGTATTTGCGACCACGAAAGAAATCTACGCCGCAAACATTTTCAATAACGGCTCGGTGTTCGACACGACCGTCGGCGGCGATGGTGTCTCGCTCTTCAACACCGCGCATCCGATCGACAACGGTACCGTCGCCAATCGGCCCACCACCGACATCGACCTCAACGAATCGTCGCTTCTCACCGCAATGACGACGATCCGCAACACCTGGGTCGACGAGCGCAACATCAAGATCGCCGCGCGCGCAGACGTGCTGCTCGTGCCCGCACCGCTTGAGCCTGTCGCTGTCAGATTGCTCAGAACTCCTTTAAGACCGGGAACTTCCGATAACGACGTGAATGCTATCTTGCATGTCGGCGGAGGTATGAGGGACTATATCGTCAATGAGTTTCTAACCTCGGCGTTTGCATGGTTCGTCAAAACCGATAAGCGCGGCCTCATCTATTACGAGCGCATACCCTTCGAGCTCGATATGTACGTCGATTTTGATACAGACAATTTAAAAGTGAAAGGCCGGGAGCGCTACATCTTTTCGTACTTCGATTGGCGTGCGACCTACGGGACATTCCCTACTGCGTAGCGGTAAATCTTGACTGGGCCGTAGGAGGGGGTGTTCAATCTGAGAATCTCAACTATGGAGATTCTCAATGCGCAACGACCTAACGCAGGAGCAAGTTCGCAGACAGTTCACATACAGCCCGAAAGAAGGACTTCTTCGATATCGTAATCCGACCGTTGTTCAGGGAAAGATTGTTCCACCAGGAACAATTGCTGGTCACGTTCACAAGGAAGGCTATCGATATGTTTCGGTTAATGGAGTTCAGTATCGAGGGTCACGGGTGATCTGGTTGTATGTGACGGGGCAGTGGCCCGTACATAAGATCGACCATAAAGACTGTAACCCGACAAACGACAAGTTCGAGAATCTGAGAGAAGCAAGCGATAGTCAACAAAAACAGAACAACCGCAAGCGCAAGGACAGCAAGACTGGATACAAGTGTGTTACCTACTATGAAGATCCGAGGTATCGAGACGGTAAACATTATCGGTGGAAAGTTGTGGTGAACGGTAAGCGCATCAAATCGAGCCAGCGGTACTTTACCGCCAAGGAAGCCTATGAGGCTTATTGCGCGAAGCTCGTCGAGTTCCATGGCGAGTTCGCTAATGATGGAGAGGCCTAATGGGCATTAGCGCATCGTCTGGCCCGATCATCACCTATGGGCAGGGTCAAACCGGCTCTGACTTCAACGCGCAGGCCGGTCCCAATCTCTGGTATCAGAGCTTCGGGCTGCTCGATCCGCGCCAGTTTGCAACCTACATCCCCGGCCAATCCGACGCTTCATTTGTCGCCGGCTTGTTCTCGGGCGGCGGCGGCTGGCTGACCTCGGACTACGCGCCGACGGCGTTGAGCACGACGTCCATCGTCAACTCGCAATCGCCTGCGGGCGCGGGCGGCGTCACGCTGGTCTCGGCCTCAGGCTCCGGCGTCACCGTTGGCCAATCCGTGCAGCGCATGGACAATGGACAAATGACGCCCTCGACGCTGCTCGCTATCGATGGCGGCACTGGACGTATCCCGTTCGGTGCGGCGCAGACGATCCAGATCTGGGACCCGGCCAAGATCGTCGGCCGCGTGCTCAGTTATGTCGCGGCGACCGGCACGCCCACGCTCACCGTCAACGGCTTTGATGCCTACGGTCAGCCGCTGTCGGAGTCGAAGGCCACCACCAGTTCTCCAGCAAACGGCAGCAAGGCGTTTAAGTACATCCTCAGCGTAACCACGAGTGGCGCGGCGACCGGCGTCTCCATCGGCACGACGGATACCTTTGGCGTGCCGCTGGTCTGCCCGTCCTGGCCCTATTTTGACATCTACTGGAACAACGCATTGATTACGGCGACGACCGGCTTCACCGCCGCGCTGACGCCGGGGCCATCGACCATCAACAGCGCGGACGTGCGCGGCACCTATGCGGTGCAAAGCGCCTCCGATGGCACCAAGCGGTTAATTATGTTCCAAGCGATCCCGCCGTCGCTGATCGCGACACCGTTCGGCATAGCGCAGTTCGCGAATGCCTTCTAGGAGGACGCATGGCTCGTCCGCCCAAAGGTCCAGTCGGCAACTCGCCGCGCGACCTGCGCGACGATGCTGTCGGTGTGCCCGCCGAGAAGCTTGAAGACGGGCCGCCGATGCGGTGGCCGCCCAACCCCAAGTACATCAAGCGAGATACGTTTCATGCCAAGGTCGGCGGCGGCGGTAGCCGCCATCGTGCCGACCGGGCAGGGCATTTCCGCAAGGGCGGCTGGGTGAAAGGCGGCACGACGCACAGCGAGGCGGAAGCCGGCGCCAGAAAGCAGGCCGAAAGCAATCTCAGCGCGCTCGGGCAGATGTCGTCACAGGGGTCGCGCTATCACAAGAACAAGGGCGCATATGCGCGCGGCGGCCGCATCGGCGACCTGCCCTACGGCAGCGGCGTTGCGAAAGGTTATATCCATAGTACGACCGCCAAGGAAGGCGTGCATCGTGAGCACACCCGCAGTGAGGGCGAGTTCGACGGCACCAACAAGCGCGGCGGCCACGTCAAGAAGCATGTCGACGGCGGCTATGTCAAAGGCGGCAAGCTGTCGATGGCACAGCGCAAAGCACTGCCCGCCAAGTCCTTCGCGCTCCCCGGCAAGGGCGCGGGACCGAGCGGCAAGGGCGCAGGCAGCTATCCCATCAATGACCCTTCACATGCTAGGAATGCTTTGGCCAGAGTCTCCCAACACGGGTCGCCAGCAGAGAAAGCTGCGGTGCGCGCCAAAGTTCACGCCAAGTTTCCCGGTATCGGGCAGAAGGAAAAATAGGGAAGGAGAACGCCAGGCCTTTGTCCGCCCTCCTCTCCACCGCATGCGCGGCCTGGCGCTCTCCGCTTGAAATGAATGGGACTGATCCGCACGGCAACGGTTGGTATCGCAGCGGCGAACGCGGCAGGCATCGCCGCCAACGCCACGCCTGCGGCAGGCGCTGCGTTTACACTGACGGCATCGCCGGTCGTGCTCGACCAGGCGCGCCGCGTCATTATCACCTCGGCGGGTAACGACTCGACCCGCACCTTCACCATCACCGGCACCAACCGCTCGGGCAACATTATCTCCGAGACAATCACGGGCGGTAACATCGCTGCCGTGTCGACGGTGAACGACTTCAAAACGGTTAGCGCGGTGGTCAACAATGGCCCTGGCGCGGTGGCGGCGACCGGCGCGACTGTCGGCACCTCGGGTGTGGCCTCGACGCAGTGGTTCAATATCGACGGCAATGCCGATCCCATCAGCATCAGCGTTGACGTGATCGTGTCTGGGACCATCAACTATTCGGTCGAATACACCTACGACGACCCCAACGTGGTCACGGCACCAACGGTGTGGACGATTGCGGGTGGTTCGCTCACGAGCAAGACCGCGAACGCGGATAGCCAGGCCAACCCGTTCAACTTCCCGATCTGGGGTCTTCGGCTGACACAGAACTCGGCTACGCCGCCCGCGAGCGCGACCATCACCGTGCAGCAGGCGGGGCCGTACCATTGACCACAACCGGAACCTACGCATTTTCCCCGGCGCTCGCTGACCTCATCATCGCGGCCTATGGCCGCTGTCAGGTCCGCCGCACCGCGCTGACCTCCGACCATCTCGCCGATGCGGCGATAGCGGCAAACCTGCTGCAAGTGAAGTGGGCCGCGCACCAGGTCAATCTGTGGACGGTCGACCTGCAAACCATCGTGCTGTCGCCCAACGTGGCGACCTACAACGTCGATCCCGCCACGGTGATGATCATGGCGGCATATATCGGCACCGGCTTTGGTCCCGAGACCGACCGCATCATCATCTCCATCGACCGCGACACCTATGCTTCGTTTCCCGATAAGCAGACACCGGGACCGCCAACGGTGTACTGGTTCAACAAGCAAATCCAACCCACCATCACGCTGTGGCAACCACCCGACAGCGCGCAGCAGTACACGCTCAACTTCTACCGTGCGCGCCAGATCCAGGACGTCACCATCGGCAGCGGCACCAATGCCGAAGTGCCGTATCGTTTCCTGGAGGCATACGTGTCGGGGCTCGCCGTCAAGCTGGCGGAAATCTACGAGCCCGCAGCACTCCCGCGGCTGAAGATGGAAGCGCAGGAGGCCTGGAACGAGGCCTCCAACCGCGATGTCGAGAACGCACCGCTGCGCATCGTGCCAGCGCTGTGGACGTATGCGTCTTCCGTTTATTGAGAATGAAAATGACCGCCGAAGAAGTACGCGAGCTATTTGATTATGATGCCAACAGCGGGGAGCTGCGCTGGCGCGTGGGGCGTAGGGCCGGTTGTGTGGCGGGCACGGTGAGTAAGAATGGATATCGAGTAGTCTATGGCCGAGGAGGAAGGAAGTTTCGGAAGCTTCTCTATGTGCATCGTCTGATCTGGCTGTGGGTTTATGGTGAATGGCCGACCATGCTCGATCATATCAGTGGAGACAAGACGGATAATCGGCTTACCAATCTGCGGCTGACGACAAAGTCTGGAAACAGCGCCAACTCAGGTCTTCAGGCGCGAAGCAAGAGCGGTTTCAAAGGTGTTTGGCGTCATGGTCCAAGTTGGGCAGCAAGCATCCGAAAGGACAACGTCACTTGTCATCTTGGTATCTTTCCTACGCCGGAGCTTGCGCATGCGGCTTATTGCAAAGCAGCGGCGGTGATGCACGGCGAGTTTGCGAGGAGTGCATGATATGGGAAGTTTTGCACCGCATGGCCATGCGCGGATCGATCCGCATCATCCAAGGGCGCTAGGATTTTGCGACCTGTGCGGCTTTATGTACGTACATTCCGATTTGAGATGGGAGGTTCAATGGAAAGGCAACAAGATCCAGAAGACCGGCTTCCTGGTCTGCCCGACATGTTTCGACATGCCGAATCCGACGTTGCGGCCCAAGGTGCTGCCGCCCGATCCGGTCCCGATCCTCAATGCGCGCTCGAACGATGCTCGGCCGGGCGATCTTTATACCGAGGGCGACAGCGATGCGCTCGTCACCGAGAGCGGCAACACGCCGTACCTGGTCGACTTCGCCGACCTTGTCGCCGAGAACGGCAATCTGTTCGTCAGCGAGGACAACACCTTCGTGCTTACCGCGCCGGTCCTGCATGTGGATCAGTTCGGGTACTACACCATGATGACCGAGACCGGCTTCATCGACGTATTCCCGCGCGACGTCCTCGCCGAGGACACGACCATCATGGAGATGGAGCAGGACACCTCGGGAGCGATCTTCGTCGAGCCTGTGGGTACCGACCTGCTGACCGAGACCGCGCTGCCTGTGGAGCTTGAGCCCGGTAGCTCGGTCGGCACCGGGGATATGAGCACAGAAACCGAAAGCGACTGAGATGCCGAATATCAAAATCAGCCAGCTTCCCGGCGGCGTGACGCCGCTCTCCGGGACCGAGATGGTACCGCTGGTGCAGAACGGCACGACGGTGCGCGTGCCCGCAAGCGCGCTCGGCACCGGCGGCGGTGTCCCCGGCGCAGGCGTCTCGTCGCTGAACACCTTGACCGGCGCGCTGACCCTTGCTGCCGGTGCCAACATCACGGTGACGTCGAGCGGCAGCACCATCACCATCGCAGGAACCGGCGGTGGCGGTGGCGGCGGCCTGACGGTTGGCAGCACGACCATCGCTGGCGGCGTATCCGGCAACTTCCTGTACGACACCTCGGGCGTGTTGGGCGAACTCACGCCGACGGCGGCAACGGCAGCACTGAATACATTTACCTCGGCGTTGAAGGGCCTGGTGCCGTTGTCGGGCGGCGGTACTGCAAACTTCCTGCGTGCGGACGGCATCTGGGCCGCACCTCCGGGAGGCGGCGGCGGCGGCGCGCCCGGCGGGGCAACCGGCAACCTGCAGTACAACAACAGCGGAGCCTTTGGTGGTGGCACCGGCACGACCTGGACCGACTCGGCCGGGTCACTGGCGATCCCAGGCCAGATGTCGGCGGGTGCTTTTGCGCTCAATGCAACCGGCGTCAATGCCCAGGTCGGAACGACCTACACGCTGACGGCGGCCGACAACGGCAAGCTCATTACGCTGAACAATACTTCTGCGATCACGCTGACGTGCCCGAGCGGCCTCGGCGCGGCGTTCTCGTGCAGCGTGCTGCAACTCGGTACCGGAACCGTCACGGCATCGGCGGGGGCCGGGGCTTCGTTGCTCGCACTCGGTAGCTCGTTCTCATTCTCCGGTCAGGGTGCGATGGCAACCTTGGTTGCCCCGACCGCGAATGCTTTCGTGATTGCGGGCCAGCTGCAGACCACCGGCGGCGCTGGCGTCACCTCGCTCAATGCGCTGACCGGCGCGCTCTCGATTGTCGCTGGCACCAACGTCACCGTCACGCCAAGCGGCACCAATATCACCATCGCCAGCACAGGCGGTGGCGTGCCGAGCGCCCCCGGAAACTCGGTGCAGTTCAACAACGGTGGGGCGTTCGGCGGTTCCGCCAACCTCACTTGGACGTCACCGACGCTGACGATCGGTAGCTCGGGAGCCACCACCGGCTTGCTGGTGATGGCTGGTGGGACCAGCGGTATAGCAACGATCACCCCACAGGCGGTGGCGGGCTCGGCAACGCTGACCTTGCCCAATACCAGCGGCACCTTTGCGGCGAGCGGCACCGCGCCGGTCGCGGTGAGCGCAACGACGGGCGCGATCTCGGTGGCGGCTGCAACGGCGACCGCTACAGGTCTGGTGCCGACCCCGCCCAACAATACGACCACGTTCCTGCGCGGCGATGCAACGTGGGCAACACCAGCAGCGGGCGGCGGCGCTCCCGGTGGTGCATCGCTGACGGTACAATACAACAACGCCGGTGCCTTCGGTGGCATGACTGGGACGGCGTGGACTGATTCAACTCATTCGTTGGCAATTACCGCAGCGGCACATGCTGGCTCGAACATCACGTTCCAAACGCTGCCGGATACCGGCACGGCATCTAGCTTCCAGATTGCTGATAATGGTTCAGTGACAATCAACGGCGATAACGCATCTGCCACGCATCCGCTGCGAATACAGAACAGCGGCTCAACCCTTTTTGATTTTACTGGCACTGGTACGTTTGGGCTAGTTGGCGGCGCTGCGATCATAAACTTTAGTAGTGGATTGGCCCTTCTCGGTGCTGTAGCGCTGAACGTTTTAGTCGTCGGTAATGGCACGAACAGCGGTTACATCCAGCAGATCGGCCAGGTTCGTCTCACCGCCGACGTCAGCGTCTCGAACTCAACACTGGTCACTGTTTTTTCCATCAACTTGGCGGCTGGACGCAAGTACAGCTTTCGTACCGTATTGCTCTGTTCGACCGGCGCTACGCTCGGTGGCGTCAAGGTTGCTCTTGGCGGAACAGCGACGATTACAAATCTAATTGCTGATGGATACGGAATTGATGGCACGACCGTCATTGCCGGTACTCAAGTCAATGCGCTTGCAACAAATATCATCGCCAATACCAACACAGGCACCACACCAAAACTTTATATCGATGGCACCTTCGAAGTGAACGCAGCCGGGACGGTCCTGATTCAATTCGCACAAAATGTTACGAATGCCACGGCGTCCATCGTGAAACGTGGCAGCTTTATCTGGCTGCAGGATATGTCATGATCCCCGTATTATCTACGGCGTTCAGAGGCATTCCCCCTCCTCCTGTTACGCCCAGCTTTGGTGCGACCGCCGACCGCATCAATTGCTTGAAGCCGCTCAAGATCAGCTACCCGACCATCGCGGGCAGTGTGGCGCAGACCGACGCAGCCGCGAACTACATCAATCAGTGGAACGCGGGCGACCCCAGCCAGGATGGCTTCCCGGCCGGAACGGGACCGGCCTATGTGTCCTTCAGCGCGCCGGTCGCTGGTCCCGGCGGCGGGCCGACAGCCTACCAGATGATCGAGGTCAAGGATGACATCGTCCCGGCCTATAATCCCAAACCGGCACCGTGGGCACTCACCGGTTTCGACTCGAAGTGGACCGATTTCTGGACTAATGCCGTCTGCGTGGTGCCGTGCTGGGAGGGCTCTGGCTCGCCGCATTACTACACCGCTGGCGGTGTTCTCGGCCCGGCGCTGACCCAAGTCGGCACTTCTACTTGGGGCGCCGTCGACGGCTCCAGCCTGCATTTCGCAACCGGCGCGAACGACTGGAGGATCGTCCCGACCGGCCCGGTCGATTTCTTTCCAACAACGCATGCCACGTTTCTGATGGTACGCAAGCTCGGTGGGACACCGAATCCAGGCCCAGGTAGTCCAAATTGGGGCTTCGGTATGCAGGCCAATACCGGCGCCGGGCAGATCTATTTCTCCTACGGTATTTCCGTGGTTGCCAACCTCATGACCTGTGGTTGGTCTGGAGCCAATGTCGCGAACGTGGCTTCTTGGCCGTTCACGACCACCGATGTCGAAATCGTGGCGATGGTTGTCGGCACTACTCAAGGCTGCTCGGTCTATCGCAAGGTGGCCTCATCGCCAGTTCAGGGCGTGACTATGGTTCTCAATAGCGGCACTCCTGGCACCAGAACCCAGGTTAACGATCAGTTCGGCCTGACGATGTCCTACCAGGCAACCGGATGCATCCAGCAGGATGTGATATTTTTCGCTTGTCTGGGTGAGGAATGGACGCAGACCCAGGTTCTAACCTGGATGAACGACCCTTATGCCCCGATCCGCACTGACGGCGGTAATCCAGTTCCGCATCTCGGTAAGCCATCTCCGCATTATGCCATCTGCGGGTCTAATCGCATCATGCGGAACGACAAGCTCGTCCTGCGGTTTGCCACCTTTGCACATGCATCCTCGACCAGGGGAAGGTTCAAGCTGGAGGTATCGAACGGCCCGAGCACCTATATCAGTGCGCGGCAAACCGGGGTCACTGTCATTTTTGATATCGCAGGCGGCCAGGCCACAACGCCGGTCTTGTTTGGCGGCACCCTGACTGGCGGCTCACCAACTCCCGTTGCCGCCAACTTCACGGCGGGCGCTGCACATATTACCGCAGTGACTGGTTTCCCCGGCTGGTACTACTGCACGCTCGATTTCACCACCAATACCGGCTACAACGGCACCAATGGTGGGGTGATCTGCTATCTGACCATCGATAACGGCACGGGAACCGGCGCAGAAAGCACGGTGTATGCCGCCCCCGGTGGCGATTTCATCACCCTGTGGCAAACGAGATTGTTGCCGTATAACGCATTTGCTCTCAACAACGCCGTGCTGTTTGACGATTTCCTTTCGACTAGCACTATGTTTCTCCATCCTGGCACGGGCACGTTTCCTCCGGTATGTCCAGCGGGCTTCAATTGGTATAATGTTTGGCATTGGCCAGCCAATAAAGACTATCCGGGTTACAATCCCCCCAATCCAATGCTTGGTACTATCGTTCAAGACCCGAGCACCTTTACAATATCCGGTTCGGTCTTGAAGATTGTCAACATGCCGCCCCCAACGAATGCCGGTTTGGGGCTCGTATCATTTGGCTGGAATGATGCCGGTGGTGGCTCACCGGATACCGGGGGGCAATATCCCTTCCCAGGCGGCTGCGTCGGCAACTTCTTTCATCCCCCGGCGTACTTCGAACTCAAGGCGAGTTTCCCGGATTTGCCAACGGCACCCGCGAACGGCATTCCGGCGTGGTGGGTGGTGGCAGTCGAGAACTACCTGCAACACGATTGGTTCAATCCCACCACGTCCGATGCTAGTTCAAACTGGGGCGTCGGCTCGGTTCCGCCCGGCGGTGGTGCTGCGCTGGTCGAGCAATTCGCGCCGCAAGTGAATGCCGCAGTACCCATCGGGGGAACCGTGCTGCCCTTCAATTATGTTCCGACATTCTTCCGCAAGCCGGGCATGCGGATCTACGCCAGCAATGGTGCCATTCCAGCCAACACTCGCGTTGCCTCGTTCACGACTACCAGCATCACCCTCGACACGCCGGTTGCTTCTCCAGGGATACCAATCAATCATCCCATCCACATTACCTGGTACGTGGAGGACGATTTTTTCGAGCTATCGGGTGCCACTTCCACAGATCCCAGTGTGGCGCATTTCGTTTATCAGACCTTGATCGACATACCAGGGACCTTCGAGGCACAGGCCCAACCATCCGGTCCCACCAACAACTTCGGCAACGGCACCGTTTTCCATCTGCACCAGCATCTTTGGTTGTCCGAGGTTGCGGGTGTCCAGTACGGCATTCAGATGGCGTTCTACGACGGCATGTTCTGGGACAACACCGGGGGCACCATCGGCGGCACCACCACGAAGACCTACGGAGCTAACATCAATGGTAGCTCGTTTACGGGCGCGACCGGAGCTTTCACCATCGCCGACGTGCCGGGTGCCAACCACTTCGTCATGTGGATCACCGGCAACCTCAATTGGCCGCTTTTCATCGACTGGGTTAGAGTCCTGGGACCATGAGTCGATATGACGCGAACGCTCAAGAACGAGGTCATTCGCACGCGTTATCTTCGCAAGGAGAACACCGTGTATCTCGGGCGCGACTTCGATCCCGCTGACCAGAGCGAGAACGAACCCTACCAGATCGATTTCGTTGACGACATCGGTCCCGTCGATACGATTACCGCAGCAGTCTGGACGCTGATTGTCGCGCCGGGGACAAACGGCAACGATCCGACCCCCGCTATGCATCTTATGGGGCCGCCGACGCTCTACACACCGGCCGGGACCACGCGTCAGACGGCAACCCAGCAGCAGATCTCGGGGCTGTTGCCCGACGTGCTCTACAAGGTCGCCGCGACGGCGACGACGAGCGCTGGCAATACTGTAACCGGATATAGCTTTATCCTGGGGACGGCCATCGGTGTTACCAGCGTCGGCGGCGTCTCGTCGATCAACGGATTGTTCGGTGCGGTAACGCTCGCCAACAGCAATGGCATCACTGTTACCACGACACTGGGCACGAACACCATCACCGTCGGTGCCGTACAGTTCTCGTCTACGGTGCAAGGCGATGTCCCGGCAAGCGGCGGCGGCACGGCGAACTTTCTCAGGGCGGACGGCTCGTGGGCGGTCCCGCCGTCGGCGTCGGGCGGCATCACCTCGCTCAACGGCCAGGGTGGCCCAGCCATCACCTTCGCCGCTGGCAACGGTCTGACGGTTACGACACCGAGCGCCAATCATATCCAATACGCGGGTGCACTGTTCACCGGGACAACGGAAGGTGACGTACCGGCGAGCGGCGGCGGCACCACAAACTTCCTACGCGCAGATGGCAGCTGGACAGCACCGACGCTGCCGGGTGGCGTTGCCTCGCTCAATGCGCTCACTGGTGCGCTCACGCTCACAGCGGGCAGCGGTATCACCGTCACGCCCAGCGGCAGCAGCATCGCAATTGCCGGGGGCCTGTTCGGTTCCGCAGCGCAAGGCAATGTTCCGGCGAGCGGCGGCGGCACCATAAACTTCCTCAGAGCCGACGGTGTTTGGGCCGGGCCACCTGCTGCTGGCACCGCTGTGACCAAGATCATCCCGCGCATCTTCACGGCCAACACCACTTACACGCCCAGCGTGGGAATGCTCTATGCCATCATCGAATGTATCGGAGGAGGCGGCGGCGGCGGGGGGGCGATGGGCAACACGACCGCATCTGTGTTGTGCGGCGGCGGCGGTGGTGGTGGCGGATATTCACGCTCGATCCGCAGTGCGGCGGCCATTGGTGCCTCGCAGGCTGTGACCGTGGGTGCTGGGGGCAGCGCTGGTGCCTCGACACCCAGTGCTGGCAGTGCTGGCGGCACCACCTCGGTCGGTAGCCTTTGCGTGGCAAACGGAGGAGCGGGAGGCGCGGCTTCCTTGGTCTCTTCCAACAGCGTTCCAGCAGCAGCAGCAGGCGGCGCGACAGGCAGCGGGGATGTCGTTGCCGCCGGTAATCCAGGCGGATGTGCATCCGCCATCCTCTCCCCCGGCTTGATCGCCACGGGCATCGGCGGTGCGAGCTTCTTTGGCGGCGGCGGCCCGATTTTGAACGCCGCAGTCGGGAATGTCGCTGCCGGTGGTCCTGGCTTGAACTACGGCGGCGGCGGCGGCGGCGGCGTTACCAACAACACGACCACCAATACCGGCGGGGGTGCGGGCGCTCCCGGCATCGTGGTAATCACCGAGTTCACGACGTGAGCAAGTTACTGACCACAGAAAGGTTGAGGGAATTGCTGGAGTACAATCCAGATGCGGGGTTATTCACTTGGCGTGTAAGAAGGAAGCCTTGCATCATTCCAGGGCAAATCGCTGGTACGCTTAACAAGGGACATGGCTATGTCATCGTTTGTATCGATGGTCGATTGTACAAAGCACACAGATTGGCCTGGTTTTACATGACTGAAACTTGGCCGAAGGCTGATATCGACCACATCAACATGATACGAGCCGATAATCGATGGAGTAACTTGCGAGAAGCAACTAGGGCACAGAATAAGACGAATGAGGCTAAGAGGACCAATAATACAAGTGGCTATAAGGGCGTGACGTGGAACAAGCGTGCGCAGAGATGGATCGCGCAACTCCAGTGCGATGGCAAGAAAATGCATTTAGGTCGTTTTGCTACCGCAGAGGACGCATACATTGCATATGTGATTGCTGCAAAAAAAGCCTTCGGTGAGTTTTTTAGAGGAGGCTAATGTGGATTACACTGAGACTGTACTCGCTCTTAGCACACTTTTCGAAGTTCCTATCAGCCAGGAGGACGAGAACTTCGCCCGCATCCTGCCGCGCGCTTTCGAATATGCCAATAACCGCATCTATCGTGATCTGCGTCATCTCACGGCAACCGTGACGGTTTCCTCGACTGCCACGATAGGCAATCGCGAGACGGCGCTGCCGTCGCAGATCATCGTGCTGCATGCGCTCGACGTGATCGGTATCACCGGAGCGCGCCGCAACCTGGAACGTATCAGCATCGAGGCGCTCAACATCTTTTGGCCCGACCCGACCTTCCAGCCCGGCCAGCCGCGCAAATATGCCATCATCGGCACCGGCCTGGAGGCCGATCCTTATCTCATCCGGCTGATGCCAACACCGGACCTTGCCTATGTCATCGAGTACACGGGGATCGTGCGTCCTGCGCCGCTGTCGCAAACCAACACCCAGACCTATCTCTCGGTGTTCTATCCTGATCTGCATGTGGTCGCTTGTGCCGTGTTCTTGTCCGGCTATCAACGCGACTTTGGTTTGATGAACGCACCACAGGGCGGCACCGGCTGGGAAGATCAATATTCCAAGCTGGTGCAGAGTGCGCTCATCGAGAGCCGCCAACTGCATGCGGCATCCGACTGGTTCCTGCCGCCGGATCTGGTGCAGCCGCCGCCACCGTCGATGATGACGCGGTCGGGGCAATGAGACATGCCCATCGTCAAACTCAACATCAAGCCGGGCTTTGACGGTCAAAGTACCCAGACCGCCAACGAGAACGGCTGGTTCTCCGGTAATCTCATGCGTTGGCGGCTCGGGCTCTTGGAGAAGCTCGCGGGTTGGAAGCGCTTATTTGAAACTCCGCTCGCTGGGATCGTGCGTTCCATGAATGCGTGGCTCGATCTCAACAACAACAAGATCCTGCTGATGGCGGGCGACGGCCCGGTCACGCAGCGCGTCAACAACTTGCAGTTCACGCTGCCGCTGCTCGGGGTTTTCGATGGGACCAGCGGTACCAGTTTCAGCGTCACCGCTGGCTCTTCGGTTGCAACGGTGAACACCGCGAACATCACCAACCTGCGTAACGGTACGTCCATCACCTTCGCCATGCAGACATCCATCGGCGGTATCCATATCGCATCGGGGCAAAGCTTCACGGTCTCGAACTTCGTTATGGGGACACCGAGCACGTTCCAGATCACGCTGCCCGCGCCTGCCGTCGACACCGATGTCAACAACCCCGGCGTGCCGGTCTTCTTCTTCGATTGGACCTCCAGCTTTGCCACGGTTGCCTTCGAGAACCATGGCTTGTCCGTCGGCAATACGTTTCTGGTCGACCAGCGCACGACCATCACGCAGGCGGGGGCGAACCCTTACACCATCATCATTCCTTCGGACACGAACCTGACCGTTACCGGCATCGTCGATGCGAACCATTTCACTTTCAACTGGATGCTTTATGCCGAGGGGGGCGTCGGCGGCGTCGTCCCGATAGATGTGCTGGAAGGCACCGACCAGGTCGGCGGCCCGCAACTTGAGGGCCTTGTCTTCGGCGCCGCATCGCCGACCTTGCCGGGGCCGCAAACCGACTGGTTCACCGCGAATCTCGGTCAGGTTGGCCTTGTCTTGTTTACTGGAGGGCCGCTCTTCGTTGCACAACGCAACTCAGCGTTGTCGGCGGTCGGCCTGGCGAATCTGTCAGCGCCGCAAATCAACAACGCCATGCTCGTCGCCATGCCGCAAGCACAGGTCCTGCTGCTTGGAAGCGAAACGATTTTTGGCAGCGGCGTGCAGGACCCGTTGCTCATCAGGTGGTCGGACGCGGGCACCTTCGATGTTTACACGGCAACCGTTACCAATCAGGCGGGCTCGTTTCGTCTCAGTCGTGGCAGCAAGATCATTGGCGGGCTGCAATCTCCGCAGACGACGCTGATCTGGACCGATACCGATGTCTGGAGCATGTCGTATATCGGGCCGCCGCTGGTCTACGGCTTTACCATCATGGCCTCGGGTTGCGGGCTCATCGCGCCGCATGCCGCCGTCACCGTTGGCGGCACCACGGTCTGGTTGTCGCGGCAGTCGTTCTGGCAATTTAGCGGCGGCGGCGTTGCTCCGCTGCCTTGCCCGCAATGGGACTTCATCTTCCGTGACCTCAACCTGGCAGAGGCGCACAAGATACACGCCGGGGGCTCGACCTCGACGCATGAGCTTTACCTGTTCTTCTGCTCGTTGATCGACCAGCTTCCGCTGTCGGCCAATCTGCTGTCGCACAGCCAGACGTTTTCCAACAACGCCTGGATGAAGAACGGCCTGCAGCAGATAGTCGAGGGATTGGTTGCGCCGGACGCCACCTTGACCGCCGAGCAAATGGCCGAGGACAGCAGCTATGGCTCGCACGGCATCACACAATCGCTGACGAAGGCTGCGGCGGTCACGACCTACACGCTTTCGGTCTACGCCAGCAAGACCAGCACCACATGGATCAAGCTGCAGGCGGCGAGTTCGCTCGGCGGCTCCGTGTTCATCGGCTACGATCCGACCCTGGGTGTCGTGCGATTTGTCCATCAGACCGGGGGGGCATTCGTGTACATCTCAAGCTCGGCAGTCACCGACGCCCTGGCCACCGGCCTGGGTGCAGATGGCAATGGCTGGCTGCGCTACATCCTGACTTTCACCAGCGATGCCGACATCGCCTTGAACATCAGTCTGCAAAACGGAACGGCGGCAGGAGACCTCTACGTCGGCGTCCCCGGCGAGGGTGCCGTCATCTGGGGCGCGCAAATCAATGTCGGCAGCAGCGTGCTGCCGTATCTGCTGACACTGACCTCGAACCCAAACGAGTGTACGCGCTACGTCAAGTACAATATCGCCGAGGGGCTGTGGGACAGCGGTGTGTGGCCTGCGGCCAATGCCAGAACATCGTGGCTGGACGACAACATCTTCGGCTCCCCGCTCGGGGCCGACAACAACTTTCTGATCCAGCAGCACGAGATGGGCTTCGACGACGACGGACAACCGATGCGCGGGGTCCGCGCCCTCACCGGATACGCCGATCTTGGTGACGGCGACGACATGATGTCGATTACCCAGTGCATCCCCGACTTCAAATGGTTCGGGGTCAATGGCGGCATTAACCTGACCTTGCAGAGCCAGAACTATTCCGAGGGTAAGACCTTCATCTTCGGGCCGTTCCCCATCACCTCCGCGACACAGTGGTTCAATCCTCGCGTTCGCGCCCGGCAGATTGCCTGCCAGTTCGACTGGCGTGAGGAGCTAGGCTTTTCTGCGCGCCTCGGAGCCATGCGTTTCCGGGTCAAGCCAACGGGCAAGCATCCATAATGAACGCGCCGGTCAGCAACTCGACATTCCAGTCTCCCGATAATTCTCCGCTCGGCGGCGGGTCGAACAAGGTCTCGCAGGCGGTCCTGCTCATTGCGCAGGCATTCAATCAGGTTTCTACGCAGATCAATATGCTGATCAACACGCTGTCGACCGTCGCCATAGCCGACGGCACGACCAATTTCGCCGTTCCCGACAGCGACAATGGAGCAACCTATCTGGTCGGGCATGACGTTCTCACCATCACCCTTGCCGATCCGGCAAATTACACGTCCTCGCTGTTTAACATCTCCGTCAAGAACAATGGCCCGCATCGCATCAATGTCAATGCCACCGGCTTTCCCGGCATCTTCTTTGTCTACCCGGGTCAGGATTGCCGCATCAAGCGCCAAGGCCCGCAGTGGGTTGTCTACGGTGCCAGCGGCTCTTTCGTGAACAGAGCGCTGCGGCGATGGGAAATACAAAACTCGAACTGGTACGTCGACCCGGTCTCCGGCGCGGACAACGACTTTACCAATGACGGCATCACTTCCGCGAGCGCTTTTGCCACCTTGAGCAATTGCTACCAGCACATCATCAAGGACGTGGATTGCTTGCACACTACGGTGCAAATCAATCTTACCGGCGTGACGCATCTCGTCGGCACGGGCTTTGTCATCACCTATCCGCTCTTCGGCAGCAGCCTGCTGGTGATACAGGGTGTTCCCGGTAGCACGTTCATCAACTGCGATGCCGGGGGCAATTGCCTGTTCGTGCGTGAAGAAGGCACGACCGTGTCCGTCGACGGCGTCGGCTTCACTACCAGCGGATTTGGCTCGACTGCCATCTCGGTCTCACAAGGCGCGGTGCTCGATATCAGCAACTTCAATTTCGGCAACTTCGCCGGTGGCGCACACATCGCCGTGACGGAGTTCGCGGCCGTCAACCTCACCGGCGATGGCTCGATCACGGGCAGCATGACAGTGCACTTCAACTGCACCGACAGCAGCTACATGACCTACGGTCCCTACACCATCAACATACCGAGCCCGCTGACCTTTACCGAGTTCGCTGCCGTCACGACGACCGCGAACGTCAACGAGAACGGCGGCAGCGTGTTCACCGGCGCAGGAGCGGGGGCAGGGTCGACCGGACAGCAATACGTCGTCACCACGAATGCGGTGTTCCAAGGCAGCCATACGACTTGGCCGGGGGCGACACCGGGAAGCACGAGCTTGGGAGGGCTGTTCGTGTGATCAGGCGCGCGCAATATGGCCGCTATCTCGATGCCCTGGTTGACGCCATCAAGGAGATCGTGACGGTGGGACAGCCGCTGCCTGCGAACTTCGAGGACAGCGTGCGTATCGTCTATGGCTTTGAGAGCCGTGACGGCGACGGAAACTACGTTGTTCGTGATGTTTTCGGCCTGCTCCATCAGATAGAATCCTTTGTGATTCGGGAGGGCGTCGTGGCCGACGACTGGGAGCAGCGCATGCGCGCTCCGATGGTGCATTGATGCTCGACCCAACGAATACCAAGCCGGGTGCTTCCTTCAGCGCTTTCGCGCCGCTGCAGCAGCCGGTCACGCCGCTGACACAGACAGGTAATCCGCTGACGGCCGGGACGGGTGCCGTCTCCATGGCATCGGTTGCGCCGATGTCCTCGGACACGACCGTCGCATCCCCTAACCAAGCACAGGCGCAGATGCCTGCATCGGATACGGACCTCGACCAACTCGGCCAGAACTTCCTGCTGATAGCACAAGCCATCAACAGGTTCACCGGAACGCTCCTCCTGATTTTGCCAAACGCATGACCGCTCAACAACGGCTTATCGAGTTCCTGGCACAGTCCTACCGCTTGCAAGTCTTCGATGGCGGCGATGTCCAGCCGCTGGTCGAGAAGTACAAGAAAGAAAGCGACGACGAGTTCCTCCGTATCGCGCGTGCCCGGTTGAGCGAACTCGACAAGCTCGGCGCCGTGGTCAACCTCTCGCAACGCGACTTCGCGGGCTATCAGCAGCAAAAGGCGCTGCGCAAACTTTTGGGTAAACGCTGATGCCGCTAGGTCCGATGCGCACGAAAGCGCAAAAAAGAGAAGGAATGCACGAAGTCCTTGGCGAGTTCAAGCGAGGCGCTCTTCATAGTGGCAGCAAAACCGGACCTGTCGTAAAAAGTCGTGCGCAGGCGATTGCTATTGGCCTCAAGCAGACCGGGCAGTCGAAGTATCAGGAAGGCGGTCTCGTTGATGCTATTCAAGCGGCTATCGATCAGCCTACTACGCCGCCGTCATCATGGAATGCGGCGCTCGGTATGCCTGAAGTCCCGCCACCGATTGTGCCACCACGGGAGACCGTTCAGGAAAAAACCATTCCGCGTTTTGTTGCTGAAGCGGCGATCCCGCACTTGATCGGTGGTGCGCTCGATATACCGGGCGCGGCTCGGAGCGAGAGTTGGAAGGCTGCAACTGGTGATCCATCTTATAATCCGATGCCGGGCCTTCGTGCAGCTTCATTGGCAAATATGCCTGCGCCGGGTGTCGGCGGTCCTGCGCTCGGTACGCTCTACATACGTCGCGCGCCTTATGATCCGCTCAGAGGCAGATACGACATTGTAGATGAAACGGGAGCATTCCGCGCTCCCATGATGGCGTATATGCGTCGTCCAGCGGGAGCACCATGGGATGCGCCTCGCAGCGATCTCAACGTCAGCATGATTGGTCAATTCGGAGCAGGGTTGGAGAATGCCATTGGTCCACGCAATATCCGTTCGTGGCTGCGAGCCGTAGGAGCAGAGTTTCCCGAGGCTCAAACCCTGTCTGGGTTTCGAATGAGCGGTGTGCGTTCGGAGCACCCGGAGAGGATTCAAAGGCGCTTGCCGCAGATTACCGATGAACAACGCAAGCTTTATTTCCAGGAAAAGGAACGGGTTCCACCGCACGAGCCGCCACCAGAGGAAGTGTACTTCCAACAAGGCGGTCTCGTCCCGCAGCTGTCCGCAGAACCTCATCCCAACGCCCCGCATCCCGATGATGCTCACACGCTGATCGATGTTGCTCCCGATCCCCATCCATATCCACCGCCTGAACCTCCAGCTTATATCGGCACCCTTGAACGTCTGCATGCTGCGCGGATGCAGGCACAGGGTATCCCGCGCCAGGCTGGAGGTCAGGTCGGCCCTGGACAGGGCTGGGCACAGCAGGGGCCGTCGTTTTCGCCTCCGACCAATCCGGCGGACTGGCAGAACCTGATGGTTTCAGGCCGCGCGGGCGGTCTCGGCCCGCAGCCGTCCGGCAATCCGATGCCACCGTCGACACCGCTACAAAATCCCTTGATGCCTGGGCCACCGCAGCCTCCGCGCATGCCTGACCACCCTGCTGGGCCACCGACAGGCGGCTGGGGTGGTTTTCCTCCGCAGCCTGCCGTGGGACCGCTCCGCGGGCTGCAGAATCAATGGCCACACGAGGGCTTCCACTACGGTTCTGGCGGCGGCTTGGTAGGCATAGAGCCGCTGTTTAAACACTACCAGAAAGGCGGCCTGACTGAATCGAGTATGAGCGCGCTCGGGCGGCAGGCGCACTATGGGGGCATGAATGTCGCGAGTGGTCTCAAGCTCGTGCATTCGACTACGCCCGGCCGCACCGACCGCATTCCAATACGCGCACGCCCAGGTTCGTTCGTATTGCCCGCCGACGTTGTCTCGGGCTTGGGCCAGGGCAACACGCTGGCAGGGGCGAAGATGTGGGGGCAGGCCATTGCGCATTCAGCAGGACCATATGGTGCAGGCACTGCGGGGGTGCGTGCCGCCAAGATGCCTGCGTTGCCCCGTCCCGTGATGCCGCGCTCGCCGAGGGGGACGAAGGCGTTCGCGGAAGGCGGCGAAAACAAACCATGGCATCCAAGCGACCCTGGTCCGCTGCCTCGGCCCGTTCCGATATTGCAGCCGCCTTTCCCTCCAGCCACTCCCGAGCGAGGACCAATCTATCCGTATGGACCGCACAAAGGTTATCAGGAAGGTGGTGATATCGACGACGGCCTGACTACCATCCTGGTCGCAGGCGGTGAGATGATTGTCGATCCCGACTATGTTACGGGCATTGGTGACGGCGATCTTGAGAAGGGCAGCAAGCTCCTGCACGAGAACGTGCTGCATGTGCGTAAGCAAGTCGGTGACAACAGGAACTTACCTGAGCCCGTCCAATGACCCCGGAATATCTCAGGAAGCTTTTAGCTTATGACGCCACCACAGGGGTTTTTACTTGGCGTGTTGGTCGAGCACGTACTCGCCACGGCACAGTTGCTGGGACTCTAGAACACGATGGATATCGGCGAATCAGAATAGACCGAAGGGCTTATCACTCTCATCGTCTTGCGTGGTTTTATGTCCACGGCAAATGGCCGAAGGATCAAATCGATCACATCAACGGCAATCGCGACGATAACTGTATTGCCAACTTACGAGAAGCTTCTCGGTCGCAAAACCTAGCCAATGCACGACATCATCGTAGAAGCAAGGCTCCTTATAAAGGCATCACATTACTGCGCGGCAAATGGGTTGCACAAATAAGTATTTATGGACGCAAAAGATATCTCGGCTACTTTGATACACCCGAGGCTGCACATACAGCCTATTGCAAGGCAGCACAAGACGGCTATGGGTCGTTTTGGAGGTCTGCATGATCCCGATGTACACCATCGAAGGCGGGGTTCCCGGCGTGCGTTTTGCAACACCGGCGGACGAGATCGAGATCTTCGGTCTGCTGTGCATGATGCACAGCGAGATGGCGTTCTTCAACATGAACCCGGCCAAGGTGATGGAGGGTATCCAGTTTGCCACTCAGCGCAAGGGCGGCGTTATCTTCGTCATCGAGGAGCGCAATCGTATCGTTGCCTCACTCGGTGCGGTGCTGGTGTGTGATTGGTATAGCGACGATTACTACTGGCTGGAGCGATGGAACTACGTTCACCCGGAGCATCGCCAGGGCAATAACCACGCGCGCAAGCTGATTGAGCAGGCCAAGTGGCTGTCGGATTGGTTCAAGAGCAAGGGCGATCCCAAGCCGTTTCAGGTCGGCATTAATTCGCTCGACCGGACACAGGCGAAAATACGGCTTTATGCGCGGCATATGCCGTGTATCGGGGCCTATTTCATGTGGGGAGAGCCGCCGAGACATCCCGAGAAGATGGCGCTGGCACAACAAGACGTTGACGAAGCGGCTCAAGTTGCGGGCCGCAATCATTCTCGCGCAGTGCATGCGACAACCGAGACCGTCATTCGAGTGAGCGAGCATGTGCGGTAAGAGCACCCCGCAAGGTGTTTCCACCGGCTCGACCACGTCGGGCGGGACAGGTGTGACCAGCGCGACCACGCTGCCTGCATCGCCATTCACCGCCGGTCTTTACAACCAGGTCCTACAGTCCGGCTACAATCTGCCGCAGACGCCGTTCAACCCGGCCACACTTGGGCAGTTGGCGGCCTGGACGCCGCAGCAGCAGCAGGCGGCTGATCAGCTGTTCAATATGGGTATGGGTATGGGGACGTTCGACCCCAACCAGATCCAGCAGATCATGTCCCCGTACATCCAGAACGTGGTCGACGCGACTCAGAATCAATTCGCCAACGCGAATGCGCAGCAGGCAAATCAGCTAGTCGGTCAGGCAATTCGATCCGGCAACATCTTTGGTGGTGACCGTGCCGGTGTCGCAGCGGCGCAACTCGCCGGGCAGCAACAGCTTGCACAGGCTCCTGTCATCGCGGGTGAATACCAGGCTGGCTATGGGCAGGCGCTCAATGAATACAACCTGCTGAAGCAGCTGGGTCTGGGCGGGGCACAGACGGCGTTCGGTGCTGCCGGTCTCCTGCCAGCATATCAACAGCGGGCGCTCGACCTCGCACAGCAGAACGCGATCCAGCAGAGTGCATACCCGTTCCAGCTTGCCAATTGGCAGGCAGCTATTGCCAGTGGCGTTGGGCCGCTGACCGGCACCACTGGTACCACGAACTACAATGTGTCGGCCTATCAGACGCCGCCGCCGCCCAACCCCTACACGCAGGGTCTCGGTCTTGCGACAGCAGGCCTCAATGCACTGCCGGGGTTCATGAACTGGTGGAACGCACCATCCTCCGGGCAGCTTTCGTCTGGAGCGACGGGAACTGTAAATCCAGCCACCGGGCAATATGCCAAGCATGGCGGCCTTATCGGCTACGACAACGGTGGACGCATCCCGCTTGCGCATGTGATCGACCACGTCGTGCCGCACCGGCAAGCGGGCGGTCCAAGCACGCCCTTCGATGAGATCGTGGTGGGTGGGCGCACTGGAGGGCCGCACCATTGGATGGGCATGCCGCGCATCGCTGGCAGAGAGCCCATGCCGCTGCCGCAAGTCAATCTTCCCGGTACGCGCGGCGCTCCCGGTGGATCAGGTGCGCCCGGCAGTCTTGCAGGGGCGACAACTCCCTATAGCGCGCTTGCCAACCTGATCACGTCTGGTTCGAAAGCGTTGCCTGGTCTTGGCAAGACGACGACGGGAGGACTCGGAGGCGGAACTACCATTACCGAGATCGGTGACAGTGGCGCTGGTACTTATACCAACAAGGAGGCTGCGGAAGAAAAGCACGGCGGCCTGGTCGGCTACCAAGAAGGCGGTGATGTACCGATGCCAATGTTCACCGCATCGAAACCACTGCCGCTGATGAATGTCAGCATTCCAGGCCTACCGGGTATGGACGGTCGTGGTGGTGGCGGTACTGGTACCGGTACCGGATCGGGCTCAAGCTCGTCATCGTTTGGCTCGCCTGCAAGTTTCGTTACTGCACTCATGAATCCGAATACGCTGACTTCGCTCGGCTCTCTCGGCAGCAGCGCCATGTCTGGTCTTGGCTCTCTCGGCAGCAGCGCCATGTCTGGTCTTGGCAGCGTTGCTGGCGGCATCGGCGATGCTTTTGCGGGGGCTGGTGGTGCAATCATGGATGCGCTGCCGTTCCTTGCGCTTGCCAAGCGCGGCGGGCTTGTACCGCGCAGCTATCAAGGTGGCGGCGAGGTCGACCCCGAGGAAGGACCGTCATATCAAGTCGCGGGCGACCCGCCTTCGCATTATCAGGGCATAATGGATAAGACCGGCATGTCCCCGGAAGACGTACAGGCGATCAGGGCGGGTGTCTCCAAGATTGAGAGTGGAGGCAACTACGGACTGCGGCGCTATCCTGGTCAGAGCAACTATGGACGTTATCAGTACAATGACAGAGATGTGCGTGATATCGCACGCAACGTCTATGGCGAGCGCCCCCCCTCCTATCAGCAATTGATGAGTAATCCCGATCTGCAGGAGAAATACTATGCGGGCTATTTAGAGAATGCACACGACAGACTCAGTGGATATTCAGCCTACGCTAATGCTGATCCCCAGGATAAAGCACGCATGCTTGCAATGAGCCAGTTCGGTCCACTCAATGCATTGCGAGCTATTACCAGTAACATGTCCTTCCGGGACGCCAATGGAACGCCGATTGGAGTTTTTAGAACGGCGTATAATAGCGCCAAAGCTTCTGGTGCTGACCCGGATACTCCCGATGCAGGTGCGGAAACTGTAGCATCAGAAGCCGCGCGAGTGAGCCCGGCACAAGCTGGGCTTGGTCCCGGCACGATTTCACGCATCCCGGGTATGCAGGATCGGCCGCGCACACCGTTCGAGGAATGGGCAAGAAGCCCGATCACGCGCGCTGGTCTTGCGATGGCGACAACGTCTTCGCCGTACTTCATGACCGGCATCGGACAGGGGCTGGAGGCCGCAGCTGGCGCGCTTGAGTCAGGCTATCAGGAGGACATCCAGAAAGATCGACCCAACAAGATGATCACGCTGGAGGACGGCACGATTGCGTTCATGTCGAACACCGGCAAGCTCGTGACGACGAAGGGGCTGAAGAAGTACAATGCGCCGCATTACGAAAAGATCACAGACCCAGATACTGGCAAGACGCGCATCTTTCAGATCTCCCCTGACGGGACTTCAAAGGATGTGACCCCAGCGGGGACTGCAACAGAGGCGACCAAGACTGATAATAAGGACCTGCATGGTCGGGAATACCTTGAAACGATAGCCAATGATCCAGATCGCAATCTTGTTGAATCGGTTGGCAATTACGAACTGGACCCGATCAGGGCTGTTTCTTTAGCGAAGGGGGAGCGCAAGCGATTTCTCAATAAGGTACTGGCATTCAATCCCGGCTACGATCAGCGATATTGGACTGGTTCTAACAGGACTGTGACCGAGTTCTTGGCTGGCGGTGCCAATTCTCCTGCGGGACAGATTACCTTTGCCAATACAGCAATCGGTCATATGGCTGATGCGAGTGATGCATTGGAAGAACTGAAATCTATGCCAGGATTTCTTGCTGATGTGGGGCGCTCGAATCTTCCGTTCCTAAGTTACGCCGCTGAACAACTTCGAAACGAGTCGGTGAAAGGCACGGCGCTCGGGCGCGCTCTCAATAAGTATGTAACGGCATCGACGCTTGCCGGTGCTGAAATAGCAAAACTGTATTCCGGCACGACCGGAAGCCAAGAGGAGAGAAACACTGTTCGCGCTCCATTTGATCCAAACAAATCGTATTTTGAATTGACGGGTGCAATCGATCAGTCTGCGCATATGCTTGGAAGCCGCACCAAGGCTTTAGAGGAGAGATGGGACACAGCAATGAATGCGCCGGGACTATCCAAGTATGGAACCAAGGAGGAGTTTAGACAATTCCCGGTTCTTAAGAAGCGAGCAACAGATGCTCTTGAGAGGATTGCGACGCGCGCTACCGAAGCATCACCAGAAACTCAGAAGCCAAAGACCGATGAGGATCGTGCTGCGCTTGAGTGGTTCAAGACAGCCAAGCCAGATGATCCGAATTACGAGCGCATCAAAAACAATCTGAAGAAAAAGGGATTGATACAGTAATGCCGCCCTTTGATCCCAATACTTATGGGAAAGAAGAGAAGCCGTTTGATCCCAGTACTTACGGGAAAGAGAAAGAACAACAGGAACAACCTGCTGACTTAGGCGGCATGCCGCCAACAACAGCGCCGCCACCAGCTTGGATGACTGATATCCCGCGCGAGACTTATGAGGCTGGCAAGCATGCAATCAAATCGGTGATAGGGGCGCTTAATCCATTCTCGGCGCGCCGTCAGGCCGACATCGAAGCTCGACAGCGCGAAGGCTGGGCTGGTCTAGCTCACGAACCTGGGCGCATCTTGCGAGCAGGCAAGGAGTTTGCCGGTGCGCCACTCAATGTTGCGGGCGTGCCGTTCACGCCGATTAGCACAGTCGGCGGTCATGCGATTTCGGCGGTAACGCCGGTTCCTTACGAAGAGGCCAAGGGGATAGTCAACACTGCGCTGATGGGGCTGGGGCCTCGGCGGGCTGGTGCGCCGATAAATCCACGACGTCCTGTCTCAGGAGGATGGGCACCTGCTCCATTGCCTGCGTCACCTGTCCAACCAGGGGTCACATTAAGCGAGGGGCAAGCTACCGGAGACCTCGCGGCGATCCAGCGCGAGCAGGCTGCGTTGCGTGGTCCAGCAGCATCCGGCGAGGAGGCCTATCAACAGGCCCAGGCATTCGATGCGCAGCAACGTGCGCAGATTGAGCTAGAGCGAGAGAGAATAGCAGGCAACCTCGATCCTACTTTCGAGCAGTTTGGTGAAGTCGCCACAACTCCGCAAGATGCGGGAGCATTGGTTTCGAGAGGAGTGACGGGTGCTCGTGATGTTGCTCGAACAGGAGTTCAGGAGGCCTATGAAGCGGCAAAAGCGATGCCCGGTGAAGTCCATGCCGGTGTGTTCGAGAATGCGGGACAGAGGATCAAGGGCGATCTCTCGCTGCGTGACGAGCCTATCATCGTTGATGACAAGCTCACGCCGCACGCTGCTGCGATGCTAGATTACTTGGATGGCCAAGTCGCCAACCTTCGTATTCAGAACAAAGCCGATCCGTTTGGCGCGCCTGATCCCACGCGCATCACGGGTGTCAATCTCACTGGCGTCGATCAATGGCGCAAGAACTTAGTCGCCTTTCGCAGGCAGGCTTTTGAGAGTCGTAACACCTCTGATGCGCGAGCAGCACGCGAGGTCGTGCGCGCCTTTGACCGCATGGTCGATAGCGCGATGGATCGCGGCTTGTTCACAGGCGATGCTGGGGCGCTTGATGCTTTCAGGAGAGCGCGCTCGTTACATTCTGAATATGCCGAGATGTTCACCGGCCGCAAAGGCAACCCTGTAGGACAGGCAGTCGAGAAGATACTCGGTCGCGATCAGATTCCCCCGGCAGCGGCGGATGCGGTTCTCGACATGCTGTATGGCGCGGCTGGCCAGAAGCCAACGGCGGTCAATCTCGAAACCATGCGGCGTGTTAGAGGGATTTTGGGAGAGGGGTCGCCCGAATGGTCCGCGGCGAAGCAGGCACTCTGGCAGCGGTTAGTTGAGAGAGCGGAAGGCGCGACCGAAATGGGGCGCGCGGCGGCTCAGAACCGTCTTGCCGAGTTTCTCAACGGTCGTGGCCGTGATCTTGCAAATACGATTTATGCTCCACATGAACGCGCGATGATGCGCGACTACATGACCCTGATGGAGCAACTGCGTGTTCCACAGGCTGGTGCGCAATGGTCGAACAACTACCCTCTACTCAATGCGCTCAATAAAGCCGGTGGCATGGCTGGGAGCATGGTGGGCCTGTATCTCGGGCACAAGCTCGGCTTACCGTATCTGATCGGTGAGGCGGCAGGTGTAGCCACTGCACACGGGGTCAGCAAGATTCCATCTCTTGTGCGGATGAGCCGCGAGCAGCAGGCCGCGCGACAGATTAGACAGCAGATGCCGCTCGTTGCCGATCAAGCCCGTGCATACGAGGCGGCTTTGCGGGCCGCGCGACGAAGGAACGCCCCGCCATCAGCGGGTGCAGCGCTCACGATTGCGAGTAATAATCTCGTTCGCGTACTCGAACACGCCTTTCCTTCCGGCCTCCTCGGGCAAGCGCGTGCTGTAGGCGATACCCAGGACCAACAGAACCAGCCACCACCAGTCAGTGGTCAGGCTAAAGGCGGCAAGGTAGTAAAGAAACATTTTCAGTTTGCTCACGGCGGCCATGTCAAGCGCCTCCAATTGTCAGTGCATTACCGGCAGGATCGCGGTACCAAGGCCGAGCATTGCGGCAATTGCAGCATGTTCGTGCCGCCGCACGGCTGCACCGAGGTCAAGGGACGCATCCTGCCGAGGGGCAAGTGTGACTTGTGGGAGGCTAAAAAAAAACTTCAGGAGGGCGGCGTAGTTGATCTGCCCGAGGTCGTGGTAACGCCGCATGAGACCAAGCTCACGCCCGAAGAAGAGATCAACTTTCAGGCCTGGAAACATCATCACGCGCCGCACGATAGCGGTATGGACTACGATCTACGGGGCGCATTCAAGGCAGGCTTGATGCCGGACCCGGAGACCGGGCATTGGCCTGACACATACAAAAAGCCCAACCACCCGACGTTCTCCGATCAGTCGATCTATGCGCGCGAGCGGCCGGGGATGGCAGGCCGGTGGGAAGGCGAGCAGTATCTGCCGCCGCATATTGCTGCGGCTGCTGCACAACCGACAACGCCACCGTCGTCATTCAATGCAGCGCTCGGTATGCCCACGGTGCCTGCGCCGATTGTGCCGCCTCGACCTAACGTAGCGCCGGACCTGGGTGAGATACCGGAAGGGGCCACCGAGCAGGAGCGACGGGACATCGCGGCCAAGCGCATGTTGCAGCCACGGTTCTGGGCCGAGCAGGCGTTCCCGCATATCGTTGAAGGTTTGCTCGACTGGATGAAGGGACCGGGCAAGGCTCGATATGGAGAGATGCCGCCCGAGGAGCAGGTACAGTGGGCGGCCGGTACAGCGCTCGGCATGTTGGGGATGGGTGCGGGACGTGCAGCCTCGCCAATGGGGCATGGTGAGGTCGAGCTTGGCGTTGCGGGCGGACGCAGAGCACCGCCTAAGCCAAGTCCGGCAGCGGAACGTATGGTGACACTCTATCATGGCACGCCAGCAGCGGAGCAGATTAAGCGTGCAGGCCGAATCGAGGCACCCGTCTATCTTAGCAGTCGTAAAAGCAGTGCCGAGCAATACGGGGATGTTATTCCCGTCCAAGTTCCGAAGAGTGCCTTAAAGATTGATGCCGATCTTCCTGGCGGCAAGTTATTAAGCATCAAAGAGGCGAATGATTATTTTGGAAACAAGGGATGGACAATTGATGATTATCTTGCGTCTGATCGTTACAGTTTTGCCGCCCCAAATGACGTCGCTCTGCGCGAACCGCTGATGACACCAGAGATGCTGGCGCGGCAGCAGGCGGCTCGCGAGCGCGCTGCTGGGGCTACAGAAGAAACCTACCAACGAGAACGCGACAAGCCGATCCTTGATGCAATTGCGCGGCAGTATCCGCAGAAGGCTCCGGGGATAGAGGGGTTGCTCAATCCGCTGCCAATCCCCGATAAGCATGTCGCTGCCATGGGACGAAAGAGCAAGCGCGGTCCAGACGTGGGGGCCTCTGGTAATCCTGCTATAGAATTACCTGCCACGAAAACCATACCAAACATTCATGTGGGCAATGTTGACTTTGATCAGTGGCTAGGGCGGACAGAAACGATCCTGTCACCAGAGGAAATCCAGCAAGCGCGGCGCTGGTATCGAGACGCTCTGCCTGTTTACGAACAATACTTCGGCAAGGAAAAAGCACCAGCGATGCTGGGCGCATGGTTGACTGCGAACGTCCATGCCACACCATCATTTGCGCAACTCAGTGCAGTGCGAACGCTTGAGCAGTACTTGAACAAGACAGGAGAGTTCAGTCCGCAGAAGAAGGGCGGGCTGGCTCACGAAAAGCTCATGGAGTACTGGGACGCAATCCTCTCAGGCAATCTACACAATCTGAAAGCGGAAGGTTCTGGGCAAAAGATTTACGACTTCATCGATAGCGCACTCGGAAAGAACACGCGCACGTTCTATGGCGACAATCCTGCGGCTGGCAAACCAGCGGTGGCCGACGTTCATTCCCTGCGCGACATGGGGTTTGTGGACGAGCCATTGCTTAATTGGATCAAAAAGAACTACGGCGAGGATGTCGCCGCCAAAATCCAGATGGACATGAAGGGTCTTTCACCTGGAGAGGCGCAGTATGAATGGGCGGCAGACAAGATGCGCAGGTTCACTGATGAGTTGAATCGGCGGGGCTACATGGGCGGCAATTGGGAGCCGTATGAACTCCAAGCGGTGGGTTGGACGGCGATGTCCAAACTGCTCGGCGGGAAAGCCGAGATGCCCTCTGGGGCCATTGAAGCAAACATCCGCAACCTGTCATATGAACTCGACTTCGGTGCGGGCGCTCCGTACCACAAGAAGTTTCGTGACTGGGGCAATCTGACCGGAGACCAGAAGGAGGCGGTTAGCAAAACTATCCTTCCTCACATTGTTGACTTCGCAAAAGAGATCACTGGGGCACATGAGTTCCAGCGTCCGTTCGGATTAGGAGGTTGGCATGAGGTCACCAACCCCTCATATAAAAGCCGTCTCATTGCCTCACCGGAGGTCGCTGGTGATGTTGCCGACATCATTGGCTACCTTGCACAGCAGACTGAAATATTCGGCTACAAGTGGGAAAACGCAGGCAACAAACCTGGGATTGCTCTTTACGGACCTGACTTCGCGGATAAGACCAAGGTTGCAAATCTGTGGACTTCACTGATTGAAAGGCATCCTGATTTTGCTGCTGGTTTCTCGCCTTCGATCAGGCCTGACGGCATTCCCGGCATCGAGATCATTCTCGACAAGGGTGGAGAGAAAATGTTACAAAGAGTGCAGCAGGAAATGGTGCCAGCGATTAAGGACATCGGCACGATCCATGGATTTAGTCGGATAGAAGTTGAAGATTTTAGATCAAGGGAGGCGAGCCGTGGCCACGACTGGGAAGCCGACCCGAGAGGCGGAAGTTATCTACAAAGGCTCAGTGCCCGCTACGGACCCTCGATACGGCGGCGGCTGGAATTATTTAAGCGGGAAAAACTTGAACCCGCACTCCGCGAGGCCATCCAGGGAGCAAGGCAAGGGCCGCAAGGCCGAGCCAAAGGCGGAAAAGTAGCTCACCGAATCATGTATCCTGCCAGGCATGGTTAGCCTGGTCCCTGGCTCCCTGCGCCACTATCTCTTTGCGCTGATCGTGTTCGCGGTCGCGTGCCTGCTTGCGTATATCCTACTCAGTCTGGCGCGCGACGAGCCGGGGCCCATCGTCTATGGGGCCGAGCCGCTGCCGGTGCCGCAACTCTACCAGGGCATTCCGCTTGACGCTCACTTGCTTCGCTTGGACCGGCGTGCCTTGGATGAGGCGTATCACACGCAAGTCATTTTTCTGTTCACCGTCTGCCTTAAAGACGGGTGCAAAGACTCGCAGTACTTCAGCAACGGCATGCGCAACGCGCGCCGGTTCTACGCTCAGGCAGCGAGCCAGATCGCGGAGCGCGAGAAAGAGTTGATCGAGAAAGGCTTCATGGAGGAAGCTCGATGACCGCGCGCGCGCTGAAGCGAGATGTAAACGGCCAATTTTCAGGAGCATAAAGCAATGAGGTTAGCAGCGAGAGGCTCTTCGGTTATTGACCTGCTCCTTTCGCGTTGCCCATCGACAGTTACCCGGTTCGTAATTGCCGTCGTTATTGATGCGATCAAGCGACAGCCCTGGCGGGGCACGGCCCATATCCGCAAGGAAGTTTTTAAAGCTATCCAACCATCGCTGGCAAATCATAATGCCACGACCGCCATAGTTCTTATACGCAGGGCAATTCGGATTGAGGCAGCGCTTTCGCATACTATGCCAGCGCTGGTATTCACTCGTTCGTTTTTGGTTTCGAGTGCGCGAATGCGCCTCACCATGGGTGAAGTGCGTTTGTGCAGCCCGCTCACGCTGCAAACAACCACACGATTGCGTATGGCCGTTGCGCAGATTGCTGCCAAATACCGTGATTATTTTCCCGCACTCGCAACGACATTCCCACATCGCTTCGCCGCGATGGTCACTGCGGAGATATCGGAGAACCAGCAATCGACCAAAGCGCTGAGTAGTAATATCTTTGCGCCGGGACACAGCAGCCTCCCACAAGGTTGCGGTTCAAGTGGCGGTCGGGCGTTCCTGCGTCCGACCGCCGCGCATTGGAGGATGGCATGACAAGCATTACGATATCTAGCGGGCACGGGCTTTACGTCAGAGGAGCCAGTGGTAGCCCTGTACCTCCACAACTTGATGAGGTCGATACTGCACGATGGGTAGTCGACCGCATCGCACAGTACCTGGAGCACGCGGGCGTCACTGCGCATGTCATCCACGACAATGTCAGTCATAGTCAGTCGGCCAACCTCGACTGGCTGGTCGATCAACATAACAGGACCGAGCGGACCTACGATATCTCAGTTCATATGAATGCGTACGATGGCAATGCTCATGGCTGCGAGGTGCTCTACACATCGGATGCAGGCAGGGCGCTGGCGCAAGAGCTTGTGGATGCCATCTGTCTTGCTGGCGACTTCACCAACCGAGGACCCAAGGAGCGCAACGATCTCGCATGGCTCAACGGTACGGAAGAGGTAGCCTGCCTAATTGAACTGGCATTTTGTGACCATACCGGCGATTGCCAACGGGTGACCGCACGCGGAGACGCGATTTGCCGCGCGATTGCGGAGGTGCTCGCAGGCAAGGCCATCGGCACGCCGCCACCGACCGAGCCACCGGAGTGGCCGGAAGACCGCCCGCCCGAGCCCGAGTATCTGTTCTATGCGCGCGGTCGCATGTCGACCTTCGGGGGGCCAACCGACGAAAAGGTAAGCAGTTCAGAGGGCCTCGCCTTCTTCTACCAGCCAAGTGAGTGTCCGCATCTCATGCTCTCGGAGCAACCGCCAGGGACCACCGGGATGGCCCGCAGACTCGACACCAATGTGTTCTACGTGGCGTGCCGCTGGCCATACGATGCAGGCGTTCCCAAGGACATGCTGCGCAATCAGATGCTCAAGGCAGCGGTGCGCAATCCACACAATGGCAAAGTATTTGCGGCATTCCCGGCAGACTGGGGCCCCCATGAGGAAGAGACCAGCGGTAGGACGGCTGACCTATCGCCCGCCCTAGCCGAAGCGCTGGGCTTGGCCACCGACGACGAATGCGAGGTGGCGTATCCCGTGGCTAATGGGGCAGATGTTTAAACGACGTTAAGCGGCCTCTTCTTTCTTTGCCGGTGTACCGCCTATGGGCATGACAAAATCGCTGTCGGGCGCAGTGGCCCCGTCTTTCATCACTACAACATTGCTGCGATTATCTGTGGAGCCGCCGGTCTCGATCACGAGCAGATTGACTGTCCCCTCGGTGCCATGACCCGCGACGATTGCGATACATGGCTGCGTATTGCTGGTTGAATGAGAACTGCCGGGCTGGGAATAGAACGCGACCATGGAGCCGATGGCAGGAAGCTCGGCTGGCGGGGGCGGCTTGCGCTCCTCGACCTCTTCTTCGTCGTGAGAAACGTGACGGATAGGATGCCGGGCCATAGGGTCTCCTCCTGTGGTAACGAGAATCACCGGAAGGATAGCATGTCTTTATCTTGCTTTTGTTGCTGGGATGGGACAGCTTCGGGCCGCCTATCGGGTAGGCCTCTGGAGAGGCTGCGCCGAGCGGCCCTCGGCAAGCGGCAAGGAGATCGTCTAGAACCCCACTTCGTATTCGATAGGGGGAGACGCCGCTGGACTAACCACTCGGCGGCGTCGCTCCCGTGATCAGTCTGCCGATCTCTTCTTCTACGGTGGCGGCAGGTCTGCTGTTCCCTCTTTTTTCCTTCTCAAGAGGTTCATTCAGCCCGATTGCGGATGTGAGATATTTAACGTCCTGATCGAGCTTGTCGGCTAGTTGGCGCATCTGCCGCGCCGTCTCGCGAAACCGTTCAAGACTTTCTCTCAGAGACATCGATTGGTCCTCCTATCATCTCTTCGATTTCATTGATGAACTCGTTGTGCTTGGTCCCTGGCAGGACCTCGGTGAGCACCACGCCCACCACCTTGTCGGCGAGCTTGCGCATGACCTCATAAGGTTGTCGGCGCAGCGACCGGCGGCGCAACTCCAGTTTCTTGGTCTTGTCGTCGAAGACCAGCTTTGAGTGTGCGGCGCGGATGCACAGGTCATCCATGCCCTCATCTTTGTCCAGGTAGCGCCCGGCCTTTGCCAGCTTCCAGGCGATAGCCCAGATGAACTTCAATAGCTGCAAGTTGGCCTCGGACCTGATGCCGACAAGGACCTCGCTGTGCATGGGGGCAACCATAAGGTCTTCTTCGGCCATCTGGTTAGGGGCGAACAGGCCGATCTCCCCCTTGTACAGCGCTGGGCGCTTTATCAGGGTTGTTTCCTGCGCCATAGTTCAATTCGCGGCACAGATCGCGGGCCTTCTGCCGCGAGGTGCATAGTCGATCCTCGTCATGTCCTTCCACGTCTACCACCAGGTGTCTGCCCGTCGCCGCGCGTCTGATCCGGTACCTCGGTAACGTTGGCATCTGCCACTCCTTCTTGTGTCACTCCTAACTTCGTCTCTGCCCGTCGCAGTTCGATCAGCAGTACTTCGTAGTCGGGGGGCGCGAACCGGCTTTGCACAGGCTCGATGACCTGCGCCCAGAATGCCTCCAACGCCTCGGGTGTCTGGCAGTCGTTGAGTTGCTGTGCGACCCAGTTGGTCGCCGCAATTGCATCCTTGGCCGGGTCCGGCATATAGCTTGCGATGTTTTCGGCGGCGGCGACGGCGGCACTGTCGGTCTTGAACTGCTTCAGTCGCAGATTGATCGCATCGACGAGGCGATTGTAGTGCTCGTCGAAGCCCTCCTTTAACGAGTTGATGGCATCGTTATTCCGTTTGTCCCAGTCGTGGACTTCTTGTACGGTCTCGGCTTGGCCGAGCATCGCGATGAAGCGTTCGAGCCACGCATCCGGCCCCTTGCCCGCGCCCATGACGATCTTGTGCGGGGCGATACGGGCATCTTGTTTTTGTGGACGTGCAGGTACCGTCTCGCGTTTGGGCTTTGGCGGCCTATCGTTGTCGTCGATTTCGGCAATCGGGATCTGAAACAGTCCTATGAGAAAATACTTGCGTGCTTGTGTCCCACACTTGTTCAGCGCTTTATCATCCCATTGCCCTCTGCCATCACGAGCGTTGCTCATGCCGGTTCTGCGGATGGCGGGCTGCACCTCGCCGGATTCATGGATGACCGTGAACTCATACTTGACAGCCACGCCTGTCTTTTCGATCTGCGTGATTTCGATTTCATCCTGAATGACAGCAAGCCCGTTTTTTCCCATGAGCGGCGTTAAAGCAGTCAGGACATCTTCGATCCTGGCATACTTGAAATTGAATCCTCGGCCGGGCTCGCCAACCTGTCCGCCTTTATCGACAATGCCGATCTCAGCTTGGATGGCGGCAATTGCAGCAGCAATCTTTGGAGTGCTTGGGCGCGTGACCTCTGCAGCAACAGCAATCGGTCTGCTCGAAATACCTACCGGGGTCGGCGGCTCGACCAATAGCGTCTTGCCTTCCGCATCTGTCACGACCGGGGCGGGCGGCATTGCCACTTGCCGGGCTGGGATCTTGGCGCGCGGGCTGTAGCTGTCGGCCATAAGTCATTCTCCTGTGCCGGAAACGGCGGGGGTTCTTAAGTGATTCGCGTTAAAGCGCTCAAAAGCGATGACAGCGGGTGACGACCCTGCCGGTTGTCGTCACATACTGTTCGCAGTTTTCGAATTGATAGTTGGGCTGCGGCGGGATGACGATCATCGGGTCCGGGATCTGCACTTGCGGCAGCGGCATCATCGGCGAGGTCCGTATCTGCGGTTGGGGAAGCGGAGTGCCGTAGGGACCGCCGGACAGTTGCGCGAGGATGAGTAGGGTTTCCATGGTGCCACCTCCATTAAACTGCTTTGCTTTCGATCACTACTTCTGTGCCAGGAACTTCGATGCCGTTCCTGATGGTCTTGTCGGCTTCGTGCTGAACAACGTCACGAATGACCTGAGAGTTGCGGAAGAAGTGCAACACCGCGTCATAGTCTATGATCTTTGCGTAGCGTGTCTCGCGCAGCGACATCGCGCGCCCGCGCGTGCCTGCGGTTGGCCGTTCGGCCTCTACGGTGAAGCCTGCCGCTGCCGCGCGCTTTTTTGCTTCGAGCGCTGCTCGTGTGGCTTTTTGCAGAAACGGCGTGACAAACCTGATCTTCAGGGTTTTGTAGACCTCTGCCGCCTCGATGATCGGGTGCCATTTCTTCTCGACCCGGTCGACCTCCTGTTTAAACGGCTTGCGTTCCTCGGCAAGCATTTCTTTCGCGAGCTTTTGCAGTTCCGCCAAGCGATCCGCCAGATTCGCGACCTCATCGCAATCAGCCTGGTCGCGGAGATTGTCTGGCCCCTTGAGGCGCGCGGCGGCCTCGGACACCAGGGTCTCGACCTCGGTTGCGATATCCTCAAGCGATCCAGGCGCGGGTGGCTTGTTATGGCCTTGCATTCCGACGAGCGCGGGCTCGTCGTGCCAGAGCTTGCCCTCCTCGGCGACCGCGCGGTACTGCGCCTCGGTAATGGGATTGCTGCAGACCCGTGCCCAGAGTTCCTCGCCGCGCTCCTTGGTGAGGTCGCGCGCATTATCGCCGCTGCCGACACGACACTGGATGCTTCTGGCATCGTCCAGATAATAGGCAACGGGCTCGAAAGCTTTCTTGCCCAAATAGCCGTCGCGGATCGGCAGGCGGTAGAACCCGCATTGCGGATCGTCGGGGCTTGCTACCGGCTGCTTGCCCGCGATCGCATCGTCCCAAAAGGCCCAAGGATCGGTCATTTTCGCTTCGTTACGGTTCCATCGAAATGGCGGGTACGCGTCTTGTCGAAGCCGCGCGAGCGGATCTTGCGTTTCTTCCAATCTCGTTCAACGAGCTTCAGATATTTTTGGCAAGCCTCGTGGTCCCATTTGCCATGGGCGTCGGCTATCATCACTTTCATTAGCAACTTGTCGCGAATACGCCTGCTCTTGGCGAAGACCTTCGCATCCTGTTTGGTCTTTGCACGGTGCGCCATGATGAGCGTCGGCGAGAGATTCCAATGCTCGTCATTCTGCGTGAACCTATGCAGCATGTTGTGGTCAAACTCATAGAGCGAAATCACCTGCGCCGGGGTCATCTTCTTGGCGTCCTCATAAGGAATATCGCCGAGCGCGCGCAGTGCAGCCGCGAGCTTGGTTTCGAGCGAGATGTGTTTGCGTTTAGAAATCAAGGGAATTAACAACTAGCTCACCACCCTTCGTCGATTCTCAAATATCGTGCTTGCTCTGGTGTGTCAACAAGTATATCATTGTGTCATGCGGAAGACCAACAAAATAAGCAATACATAATGATGGGAATTATACTCCTGCAAACTGTAGATGGGCTACGCCAAAACAGCAGCGAAAATCGCAACGGAATGCACCAGCCATGAGCTTCGTACACATGTCGATGCGGATCGAGCCTGGATTGCTCGCGCGCTTACGCCGGGTGGCGCGCAGCGATTACGGCCCGCCAATGTCGAAAATAATATCTAGGGGGATCGAACTTGCGCTTGAGGAGGTTGAAGAGCAGCGTGATGCTGCTGACGCTGCCACTCCCGCCAAGAGGAAGAGGCGGGCTTAAGGCCTGGGAGGCCGCACACGAGCACTGGAGGGCTCGCTGCGAGGCTTTCTACACGCTGCAATGGCAAGAGCCGATATGCGGTGACTGCACGATCACCGTGCATCTGCCGCGCTCGCGCGCGGACGAGCGGCATGACTGCGCCGGTCATGCGGTCGAGTGGATGGAGGAGCGCGGATTGCTCGATGACGCGACCGGGGGATCGATCATCAAAATCAGAATCGATGAGCATCTCAGGAAGATGATGTGGATAGTGGTGAAAACCAATGAGCCAGCGCTGGAGCGAATACAAGCGACGGCAGAATGATTGCTATGAGACGCCAGCGTGGGTCACAGAAGCGCTGGTGCCATTCCTACCCAATACAGATGACGACATCCTTGATCCGGCCTCGGGCGGTGGCAAGATCGTGCAAGCACTGCGCAAGTGCGGATTGAAAGCGTATGGTAATGACATTGCCAAGCGCCGTGGCTACGATTTCTTGAAGAAGGCGGACATCTGCTCCTCAGCTATCGTCACCAATCCGCCCTACAATCAGGCGGCCGAGTTCATCGCTCGCGCTCTCGACATCACCGAGCCGGATGGCTACGTCGCTATGTTGCTGCGCACCGACTTCGATCACGCGCAGACACGCAAGTATTTGTTCGAGCATCCGGTGTTTTCGAAAAAGATTGTGCTGACCAGACGAATCGTGTGGTTTGAGCGCAAGGGCGCAGCGCCGTCATTTAATCACGCATGGTTCCTGTGGGACTGGGATCACCAGGGGCCGCCGACGCTGGCGTATGTGTGATCCAATGGCTGATGATGATTTCAAACGTCATTTGAACGAGCGCCGGGGACAAAACTATGCATCGACGCGGTTGTGGAACAAGGACCCCGACAAGCTTGGGATGGAAGGCGGCGAGCGCATGCTCGCCTGGTACTTCGGGGCAGAGCCAGATCTGCGCAATCGACCTGGAGGCGATAAGGGGATTGATTTAGAATTATTGCTGTGTTTCGAAAAAAAACCGGAATGGTCCGAATGGGATGTGAAGACTGCAAACAAGCCTGGATTCCTTCTCGTTAATACCAAAGACATCAAGCCACATCGTGGTTATGCGCTGTGTGCCCCGTGGGCAAGCACTTGGGAACTGCTCGGCTGGGAATGGGGCTACAAGCTGATGTTGGAGCCATCTGAGTGGTGGTCCGGGAATGATGCGCTGGTGCATTACAAGGCTCGATATCGGCTTGAACGGATGGATACTCTGAAAGGGGTCTATTGTGGGCAGTGGCGGCATCACGGGTTGGAAGCGCGACCTGCGAATTATAACCAGCCAAGACCCGAGTTGCCTCCACAACCAGAAATCCAGCGCCCAAAACCACCCGACCTGCAAGAATGGATCGCCAAGTACGGCGGTTACTGGAATATCCCATGGAAAGAATACGATGATGCGATGAGGCTGTATCATGAGAAAAGAAGGTTCGGTGATTCCGAGTAATTGGCAACCGTCGGCCGAGGAGATCCAATACGGTCTCGATCTCGGCTGGACTTGGCTCGACATCAAGGACATGGCCGACGACATGCGGATATGGGCGTTATCGAACGCGCATCGCGAGATCGCGCGCAAGGCAGACTGGCATCAGACGTTTCTGGGTTGGATGCGGCGGGAGGCGAAGAAAGCGAGGCTCACTCGCCCGCATGAGAAGAGTTACGCCGAGCTTGCCGATGAGTTGAGGCGCAGCAAATGACCCAAGATGTCGCACGCACATATCCAGTTGCCCGGCCTGCGCTCGCCAGCCGCGATGTTTCCGATGCCATCGACTATTGCATGTCGGCGGCCGAGAGCGACGGCCAAGGCAAGCTCGAACTGCGCAACATGCCGACGCAGCAGGACCGGCAGATGCTCAATGCGCGGGTGCAGAGCCTGCTGGCATCGTTTAAGCAACATGACCGCAAGGACATTGCGATTGCGACCATGGATATGTTGGCGAGCTACGATGTTGCTCAGGTCAAGCAGATGACGGCGGCCGAGCGCAAGGAGGCGACGACATTGTATGTGCGGGAATTGCATGGTGTGCCGACCTGGGCGGTGTGTGAGGCTTGCAATCGTATCCGGCTCGGCAGCGCTCCCGGTATCAGCCATCAGTGGAAACCGACGCCAATCCAGGTGCGCGTATTAGCCGCGAGCATCATGGAGCCGTGGAAGCGCGAGGCCGCGCAGATCTCAGAAATCCTGCGCGCACCCAGGTTCATCGAGGGGCTGAGCGAGGAGGAACGTGAGCGTGTCGGCGTCAAGCTGCGGACGTTTGCGGTTGAACTGAAGGAAGCGGTCGTCGTCGAGCGCAGGAAACATGACGCCTTTCTGCAGCGCTGTGTCGAGCGCTCACACAAGGAGATCGCGCGCCAGTGGGCTTCGCTCGACACGGCGCCGCCCAAGTTCACGGTTTCGGTTACGTTGGCAAGGCAGATCGAGGAGCGCAGACGCTCAGAAGCGCAAGTTGCAAATGACCCAGGATACCGTTGACCGGCTTTCCGGCATTGCCATCGCGACGGCTGTCGCCATCATCGTGGTGACGACGGTGTTCATCGCGGTGGCGAGCGGCGAGGTCACGATGTGCAGCGATTCGTCCTCGCAAGGCCGGGTGCTGTACCGTTATATCCAAGGGCAGAAGTGTTGGTTTGCCCCCGAGCTTGGCATGCGCCGAGGGCGGGAGAAACCCGCCAGCGAGCTTGCGTGGCCGGACTACCGGCCGTTTGCGCCAGAGCCGATCCCGACCGACCGGCCGCCGTGGGCGAAGCCCGATGTGCATGACCCCAGCGGCTGGAGCCACAAGGAATGATTTCATTTTGCTTCAGGGAAGCAGGCATTGCTCGCCATAGACCTTCTCCGTGCCACCCCGGCCGCATGACATGTGCCAGGGATTGTCCCGGCAGAACTGAGTATCGGCGGCCGGGTTGCGTGGCTCTTTCTCGAACCGCGTGATGACGAGACCTCGGCCGTAGATAGTCCAGATCGAGCAGTCGCGGTGAAACGGCCGCCGGGTGCAGAACTCGTAAGCCTGCTTACAGTTGCTCCAATCCTCCGCCCCCGGTGCCGCCATGAACATCACCAGGAGAGCGCAGACGATGACGGTGATCAGGATGAAGCGCACGAGGAACTCGATCAGGAGGAGGTTACTCATATCAAAACCGCCGATTTCTAGTGTGACAATGTGGACAAGTATAATACCATTCCTTTTTGTATGAACTGTAAGGCATTTTGAGTTTTGTTTCTATTTTGCAGTTAGGGCAAACAACCATCTCATGTTTGTTGAACTCACGACCACCCGATCTCCCACCCAATCGCTGTCTTGCCCAATTATGTAGATCGCCTGCACCGAGTGCTATTCCTGGGGGACATTTTGTGATTTTCACCATTTGTGTTTCTCAATTCTCCATAGCTCAGGACCTCGCTACTCCCGGCACGAATCTTCTTCTCTTGTTTTCTTTCTTTTGGAAAAGAAAGAAGCTCTAGAAAAGAAGGGCCGAAAAAATCGCGAGCTTACGTTAGTCGTGAGTATCCCAGGATGCCCCCAATCTCGGAGAGGGCCAGGCCGCCCGGCTCGTCACAGTACCTGACGAGAAGCACGCAATACGAAGGTTCCGGTTGTTAGTCCTGGTTGCCAGCAACACACACACGTCGCTGCGGTCGAGGTCCAGCCACCGCTCACGTCGCCTCCGGGGTATCCGCTGCCGGACCAGCATCGCCACGCGGAACCGCATCCTGCTCTCAGTCGGCCATGGGCCGGGAGCGGTGGAAGCGACCGATCAGGTCTTGGCGGGAGGGGGGTTGAGGTGCTATACAGCGGACCTCTGGTCCGATTGTCCCGCCAAGGTGTAATCGGATTAGCGCCCGTCCAGATAACCACCTGGGCGGGCGCGCTCATTTCGGGGTGATTCGTCACAAAAATGCAATCACCGCCGGTAGTGGCTGGGGAAAAAGAACCCCCCACGGCTTGTGGCTATGGGGGGCGCGCGCGGCCTTCTGCGGGAAAAAGAACCCCCCACAGCTTATGGCTGGCGGCGAGGGCTTGGTGGTGGCAGGCTTCCCATTTGAGGGCTTCCTGCAGATGCGCGATGTACTCTACGGCCCAAAGCAGGGCCTCTTCGTCCTCGCCGTGGGCCGCAAGAGCCATTTTACGAAGGTGTTCGAGCATGGGATTTCTTCCCGGCGGTGGCACGCTATTCGGCTGTGGTTTTCTGTGCGTTTTGCGGCGCGCTAGTTTGAAGCTGGGTTGTTGTCGCTAAGTGGCACGCTAGGAGCTTTTGGGTTTGTTACATTCAATGGCACGCTTCCCCATTTCGGGTTGCTAGGTTTAAGTGGCGCGCTTCTTCGGTTTGGGTTTCTTTGCGATCCTGGCACGCTCGAATGCCCTGGATTTCTTCTCTCTCCTGGCTTATTCCGCTGCCTGCGAGTGCGGCGGCCTACCGAGTTTAGCAACCGCGTAGGGTTCCGTTATGGGTAATCCCTCTAATCTTCTCCAGTTAACCCAGAGATCGGCTAAAAATGCCTTCACCATGTAGCGTTTGCTTGCGGTGTCGATGCGCTCCGGCGTCCACAAGTGCTTGACATCTTCCCCCGCCTTGCGGCGCTTCTTCCATTCCACGACTGTGCATTTCTCGCGTGCGGGGTCTGTTTCCAGGCGATGCTTGTAGCCGCGGTAGACCTCGACCCACGGCGATCCTAGCCGCATGAAGGAAGACGCGAGCACAAAGAGCTTCGTCTTCAGCCACGGGTCGTAGGTCACGCCCATGCGCGTGGCCTCATTGCCATTGCGGTCGATGTACTTGCGCTCGACGAGGTGCTCCTGTCGACGCGAGCGACCGCTTCCATCGGGGCCGAGGTCGAGCCCGGCGAACTTCCAGAACGAGCTTATGTAGCGTGCCTTGTGCGGATCGAGCGTGGTGATGAGCACACCCGCCATTGGCGGGCCGATGCCGCGTTGGTCCTTGAGGTAGTGCTGCCAGATCGGCACCTCCTCAATGAGTTCGCCGAGGAGCTTGAACTGCCGCTCCTCCTCCTTCTTCATCTGTTCGAACTGGTGGTACAACACCAATTCGGCGTAGGTAGAGATAAGCTCCTCACCAACGAAGTCCTCGCGCCTGGGGATCTCGCGCCTGCGCGCCAGTCCTTCGGTGAGCTTGCCGTATTCGGCCTTTAGCCGGTCGATGATCTTCTCGGCCTCCTTCTTTTTGGCCTCCGCGTCCTCGCTTTCTGCTTCCTCGGTGAGCCCGAGCTTGGCACGAAAGTTTGCGGCTAAGCGCAGGCCCATCTGCATACGCAGCATTTGCAGGTCGTAACATCCTCGCACCATTGCTTTGATTTCAGACATGGGAATCGCTCTATCCTATCGGGTTGATAACTTCTCTTGGCACGCTGGTAAATCGTGGGTTTCTAGTTCGCACTGGCACGCTGGCATTAGACGGGTTACTTGCAAGTCGTGGCACGCTAAATTGCAATGGGTTTCTGAGGGCGGGTGGCACGCTGGCAGGTCATGGGTTTCTGATAGAGCATGGCACGCTTCGCAGCCTTGGGTTTCTGACCTTGCGTGGCTATGACACCTTGATGAAGATCACCTTCGGCGCTTTCTCGAAATATTTCAGCAGTGCAGGGCAAAGCCAGCCATCGATCTCGAACAGCGACGAGCGATACCAGTTGCCGCCGTTCTCCTCGCGCAGCCAATCGAGGCGCAACTGGTGGCCGGGGAATGCCGTGCTGGAGAACATCAGCCGGAAACCGCGCGCGGCATCATGCAGGTCTGCGGTGGCACGGTCGATTATCGTGTCAGTTCCGGCGACAAAAGGCTCCTGCTCTAGGCCAACGTGCGGGTCATCGAAGACCCATAGGCCTTTGTGCTTGTACGGGTGGATGACGTTGATTGTGCCGTGCATCAGCAGCAGCATGCGCAGCAGGCGCGCCGTAGGCTGATCGGTGCAGCCGGGACCGTCACGCTGGGCGTAGCGCGCGATGGTGCGCCAGTTGCGGCCGAGCACGCGCGCGGCGTCGTTCTTCTTGTCGTTCTGGGCGGTGTAGTTCCAGCCCAGAACTTCATTGGCGGCGCGGAATTGTTTCCAGGAGAGTGTGCTCATGGGATGTGTTTCCAGTTCTGTCTGATGCGGATGTAGCGGATTGCTACGTTGCTTACGCCATAGAGTCGCGCTAATGCCGCGTGTGTTTCTGTCGATGCGCGAATGATCGGAATATCTTCGGCACGCAGTTTTGCCATGTTGCTGGCTTCTCCGCGCCGAGCCTTGGTTCTGCCTCTAGCAACTTTATCCGCAACATTGTCGGTATCTGTTCCGAGATACAGATGTTTGGGATTCACACAGGATGGGTTATCGCATGTATGCAAGACATCAAGCTGCGGAGGGATGCGCTTTACCAACAACATGTACACCAAGCGATGCGCATGCATTTGTTTTCCCTTCCAAGCTACCCATCCATACGCGAGCGAAGGTGGTGACTTTTTGTAGGCTGTCCACAAATGACATCCTTGCGGATGAGGCGCGGTGCTAATCTTCGCAGCGATCCTTTTTGGAAGGTTGTGGCAGTTCATCTTTCTTCTCCATTTTGACATAAATCACCGTGGTCTTACGCAAGACCTCGCACAGGAATGCTTTGGCGCGCTTCTTGGTTGGAAAGGCCCAGACCAGTTTGCGGACGTTCTTGCCATCCAGCATTTCGACGCGCACGGTCCACATCTCAGTTTCCTACGAACTTGCCGGTGACGGGATCGCGCTTGGGGAACACGATGCCCTTGCCGTATTCCCACTGGAATACACAGAAGTCACCACCGTCGGTCACCAAGACCTTGGTGATGAAGCCTGCGACGGTGGCAGGCTTGTTGATGCTGACCTTGGCGCGTTCCAGTGCCTCCTCCAGCGGCGTCCAGCGCACGACGGGCTGGTAATATCCATCGGGAAAGAACTCCCACACGCTGAACTCGGGACGCTCGATGTCCTCGGCGATCAGCCGCTCGGTCGGCGTGCCGAGGTCAAGCTCGCGCTCGTGCGTGGTGTCGTAATTAGGATCGTGTTTCGGTTTCATGTTTCACCTTATAGTCGTGGGTGACGTAGCCAAGCGTTGCATCGCCGCGCTCGTGCTTGTGGATGTAGATTTGCAGACCGCTGCAAAGCTCGCAGCGAATGTGATCCGCCTCGTCATCGATGCTGACCCAGATATGCGGGTTGCACCTTTTGCTCGGTGGATTGCGCCAGTCGTCACGCCAATGCGCGCGCACCTCATGACGCTTACGATGCGCCATGGCGATAGCCTGCCGGGCAATGAGGCGGGTGCTTTTCCTTGTCGGGACATACAGCGTGATGGTCTTGTGATCCAGGAACTTCCTGATCCTTCCGCGCGCTAGGAAGCCCTTGCTCTGGCGCACCTCGGTGCGCATGAGCGGCAGGTTGTCGATGGTGGCCAGTAGCGTCCAGACGCGCCGAAGGACGCCGCTCCGCCCGCAAAATATTCGTAGGCAAAATATTCGTAGTCCATCTTATCCTCCACATGTCGGGCAGTCGTTGTAGCGGACGAGCTTGCCGTCCCAGCGGTAGTTGACGGGGTCGTCGCTCTCCACCACGCGCGTGTCGCGCACAAGTGTCCAGCGACATGCGAGATCGAACACATAGGCTTCGGCCTCGGGGCGGATTGCAAAGCGCACCGCGCTGCCAGTCCATTCGCCGCTGCTATCGGCGATCACTTCGGTGGCGAAGCTCATGCGAAGACTCCTTCAATCACGGTGTTGATGGTCTCGGGCAGCTGCCTGCGATACTTGCGGGCGAGCTTGGCGGCGAACACGGCCTGCCGGGGCGAGAGCGAGGCGCGAGCGGCGAATGCATGGCCGATCTGGGTGTCGATCTTGTTGAAGCCGACGTCGTCCAGCTGCCAAGCGCCGTCGCACATGCCAGCGAGCATCTGCACGGCGAGGTGGGCGGTCTGCCGTTGCTCGGCGGTCATCGCGATCGCAATCTTGTCAGCGGCCTCGCGCTTGAGATCGGCGGTGGCGGCCTCGGCCTTTTCCTTCTCGCTGGTGACGAACACCGGCTCGGCGTCGTAGACCGGCTTGCCGCCGATATCGAGGCCACGGTCGATCACATCGAGCTTGGCGATGATCCGCTGCGCGATGGTGGCATCGAGCGAGCCTTCAAGGACGAGGTGCTGGATGAGAACCGATTCGGCGTCTTGGCCAGGGCGATGACAACGATCCTCGGCCTGCCGCACGTTACCAGGAACCCAATCCAACTCGCAGAACACGACGTGCGAGGCGGCAGTGAGGGTGATGCCGACACCGGCTGCGGTGAGCGAGCCGATGAAGAGCTTGATCGAAGGATCGTTCTGGAATGCCTGCACAGCCGCGTCCCGGGCCTGCTGGGGCGTGTCTCCGACCAGGACCACTGCCTCGCTGCCGAAGGCTTCGCGAATCGCCTGTACGACGTCCTTATGGTGCGCGAAGCAGACCACCTTGCCCGAGGCCTCGACGGCATCACGAAGGAAGTCGATGCAAGCCGGGATTTTGGCGACTGCCGTCTCGTGGCGCAGGCGGCTCATCTCGCTGAACAGCGCGGTGTAACCGGCGCGCAGGGCATTGACGGCGGCGCGATGCTCTTCTTCGTCATCGGTGGCCTTGGCAAGCTCGACGGCGGCCTGCAGGGCGGCGAGGCGCTCGGCGCGGCTCTCGTAAGCATCAAGCTCGGCCTTGACCGCATCGTTGGCACCGGCAGGCAGCGGCAGTTCGATGACCTGGCGGACCTTGGGCGGAAGCTCGGTGAGCACGTCCTTCTTCAACCGGCGCAGCATCAGCGTCGAGCGGAGCTTATGCTGAAGCTCGGCGAGGTTGCTGGCACCGGAGAAGTCCCAGCCCCAACCGCTGTTGTGTGCGGCGGCATAGCGCTTGGCGAAGCCGAAGAAGTTGTTCCAGGTCTGTGGATCAAGGAAGTTGACCAGCGGGAACAATTCGATCGGCCGGTTGGGGATTGGCGTGCCCGTGGCGAGGATGCGGCGCTTGGCCTTCAGGGCCGGGATGGCGGCCTGTTTGCGGGTCTCACGGCGGCCGACGACCAGTTGAGTGCGGCGGGCATCGAGGTTCTTCAGGTAATGCGCCTCGTCACACGCCAACAGGTCCCAGGTGAAACTGCGCAGGAAATCGATGTGCTTCACGACGATGTCGTAGTTGATGATGAAGATGCCTTTGCCGTCGACCGGCGGCGTTTCGATGAACTGCACATTAGCCGGGAGCGCGAGGCGGGCGATGGCTGCTGGGCTGATCTTGCCGTTGACGATGTAGATCGGGCGGGTCGTGACCAGCCAGCGGCTGAACTCACGCGCCCAATTGATCTTGATGGAGGCGGGGCAGACGATAAGGATGCGCTCGACCTCGGGCGAGGCGTTGATGACGCCCGCGATCTGGATGGTCTTGCCGGTCCCCATCTCATCGCCCAGCAGGGTGGCGGGGCGGCCGAGCATGTAGCCGATGCCAGCGCGCTGGAACGGGAAGTAGGTGCGGCCCTGTGGGCAGGGGACGTTGATATCGGCGTCATGGGCGCGCGAGGCCTCGACGGTCTGCTCGCGCTTGGCGACCTCGGCCTGATCGAGCCTGCCCCAGTGGGCCACTTCCCAGTTGCCGCTCGGCGACTTGGAGACCGAATAGCCCTGGTTCTTCAAAGCGTCTTTGTCGGCGCGCCATGCGTCCCAGAACGCGCTCAGGTCGCCCGAGGCCTTGCGCAGGAGGCGCGGGCCATAGGCAGTGTTGACTTCCTTGGGGGCCGTCCAGGTGAGACCGAAATTGTTCATGGCGCTCTCCATCGGAGACACACAGATAAGGCACGTCGAGGCACATGTCAAGCCGTTATATGGCTTTATTTACGACGGTCCACAGCCGCAGGAGTTCGACCTTGGCGGCGTTTAAGCGTTCGCGCTCCCAATCGCTTTTCACGGCCTTTTGCAAGGCTTCGACCTTGATCAGGATCACGCTCAGTTTTGCGAATTGCTCGGTAGTCATGGGCTGTCAGCTGACTGTGAGAGGCTCTTCGTCGGTGGGGCAGATCGGGGGGCCAGCGGCGTCCAGCCATTTGCGCGTGACCCGCACGGTGTAGCCGCAGTACTCGCACGCGCACTTCTGCAGCCGCGTGGTCTGCTTCTTACTGTCGGTCAGCGATCCGCCTGGATATGGCCCGATCCGTTTAAACAGGCTATCGGCCCACTTGCTGAACTCGGGCGTTGCGGTGGTCGCGGTCATCTTGCCGGTGAGGCCGATGGCGAGTGCGCAGGCCCGGAACTCCGCCTTGTGCCCGACCTCGCAGCCCACGGTGGCATGCGCGAGTTCATGCGCCAGCACGTCGCTGATGCGTGCGCCGCTGGCAAGCTCGGGCGATACGAATATCTCCGCATGCTTGTCGCTCGACGCGGCGGTTGCCCAGCATTCGCCGATGCGCTTGCCGCAGCCGCCGCCCTTCTTGGGCCAACCGATGCTCACGCGCACTTCGGCGGGGATGGTGTAGCCTGCGGCGCTGAACTTCGAGCGCAGCGCGTCGACCACGGCTTCGAGCCACTGGTGGCGTTCGAGCGAGGGGCTCGGGGTTGGTTTCTTCATCACACGCCCTCCAGGTCATCGTTGAGGTCGCTGTCGACCGCGCCTCCGCCCGAGCCGACGTACTTGTCGGGCATCCAGTCGTGCGCCTTCTTGTCGGACTTGCGCGGGTTGAGCAGCCGCTTGCGCTCGGCGAGCGCCTTGTCCAGGAGCTTGCTGTAGCGGATGATCACGCGGCTGTAGCGCTCGATGGCTTCGCCGTTCTTGGCGAGGCGAGCCTGACGGTTCTCGGGCGTGCCGCGTGTCTTGACGAGGTCGTCGTAGATCATGTCAGTGTCTCCGCGATCGCTTCGAGTTCCTTGATGACTTCGCAGACCTTGGCCACGCGGTCGAAGTGCTGGGCCATGGCCTCGCCAATGGCGTGGTCGCCCTGCACGTAATAGTCCCTGCCATTGGGGCAGGTAGCGTCGAGCGCCTTTCCCGCAGCCTGGAGCGCCCTAATGGCTTCCAGGTAGCCTTCCAGGAGTGTTGGCCCATGCGAGCCGTTGATGTGGATGGTGGGGATTCTCATGTCAGTCCTCTAAATCCTTGAGCCACTTTTCGGAGCGGATGCGAGCGGCCTTGAGCGCGCGGCGTTGCCGCAGCAGTGCGAACAACTCGACGCGCTCTGGCTTGGTGAGGGCATGGCGTTTGCTGGCGAGCGCACCGATGCGCTGATCGAGCGATTGCTCGGGCGTTGTGGTCGTGCGGCGCTTGTGTGCGGCATGCCGATAATGAGGAACGGGAAGGTTGCGGCTCATGCTGCACTCCTTTGGGCATCTGCCAGTGCTTGCAGTTCGCGCTCGCCCTCGGCCACGAGATCGGCGAGCGGTTTGCGGTTCATGTGCAGGAACGAGTTGGTGCGCTGCTCAAGCTCCACGAACTTGGCGAGCAGTTCAGGGTAGTGGCGCGCGCCGTTGGCGAGATCGGTCTTGCTGCCGTAGATGCAGAACACGCAGGAGAGCCGCTCGTTGCCCTTGGCATAGGCCCAGTGGGGCTGCTGGCCAGCGGCGCGGATCACCTCGAACACTTGGGCAGTGGAGAGCGTGAAGATCGGCAACCAGTCGTACCACTCGCGTCCGGCCTTGCTGTTGCTGGCATTGAAGGTGAAAGGCTGAAGCTTGCTGCGTGGGGTTGATTCGGCAGCGCGCAGGCCCATGCAGTTGACGATGAGGCTGAAGCCGTTGGCCTTGGCGTATCGCCTGATCTCGCGCTCGATGGGACCGCGCTTGAGATCGGAGGTGCATTGGCGCAGATTGTGCGAGGGGAAGCTCGGTGCTTCCGGGCGCTTGGCGTGGCGATCCTCGACCATGCCGAGGAAGCTCTTGGGTGTGCCGTCTTTCCACACTGCGCGGGCGACGATAAACGGCACGCCAGCGGCTCTGGCCTGCTCCTGGGCAAGTTCCAGCGCGCCCTCCCACTCCACCTCGCCCAGCGAGGCGTGGACGACCAGCAGCTGGCTCCTGGGCACGATCTCCAGGAGCTTGATCATCTGGGCCTGGGAGTCCTTGCCGCCGCTATGGTTGATCACGAACAGGGCGCGGCGGTCGATGAGGACTTGGACTTTGGGGTCGGTGAGCATCGGCGTGATCCTGTGTTGAGACACACATATGGGGCACCTGTGCCCCAGTGTCAAGGTGTTTAAACACAGCTGCAATATCAATGCGTTAGTGCAGGCGCAGCCGCCCGCCACATCGTCCGGTGTGGCAAGGAATCCCACGCAATCTCAATGCATTAACGGGTAAGCCAATGGTCGCGTCAATGCTGCTCTTTATCCTGGTGCGCCGCGCTGCCCCCGCTGATGGCTGCGATCGCCATCATCGCATTGTACTGGCACCACAAACCCTTCGATTGCGCGACGAGAATCAGCTATACTGCGCGAGGCAAGCCCAGCGCGGCGGCGAGGCGCCACGGAGCCAATGACCCCGTCACGCTGGGAACCGCGCGGCATCGACCTTCGA